GAGAAGGACTGGCCGTTAAGTTTATGAATCATCGTAAAATTAGCGGTCAGTTACCTAACCCGTCTGATATCCTGAGCGGTAAAGTAAGAGATCTAAAAACAAAAGAAATATCAGCGATGTACTCACTCACAGTTTCGTTGTGCTATGAACTACAACAGGCACACCAGAACGGTGACAAGAAGTGGAACGACATGGCTGACAGGTTCTTCAACTACATGATGGACAACTTCGAGACTGAGTTGGTTGTGATGGGTGCCAAGATAGCACTCACGAACTACAAACTTCCGTTCGATCCTAGCAAGTTGAAATCATTTGATAGGTTCCATAAGAAGTTTGGCAAGTACGTCATAACTGCTATGGAGTCTAAGTAATGGACTACAGGGAACAGAAGATCATAGACAAACTGGTAACGGCGCGGATCGCACTGCTACTGAAACATCCGTTCTTTGGCAACCTGGCCACAAGGTTGAAACTTGTGAACGCGGACGACTGGTGTCCAACTGCCGGAACAGATGGCAGGCACTTCTTCTACAACACCAAGTTCATAGATTCACTGACTCCAAAGGAGGCCGAGTTCCTGTTCGGACACGAGGTGCTACACAACGTATTCGAACACATGCTGGTGAGGATAGGTGACAGGGATCCACAACTGTGGAACATAGCGGCGGACTATGCCGTTAACCAGATCCTGAAGGACAGCAACATCGGTGACATGCCGAAAGGTGAGAAGGGCGAGAACAAGGGCTTCCAGGACGACAAGTACAAGGACTGGGCTTCAGAAAGAATATACGACGACCTGTACAAGACTGCCAAGAAGAACGGTAAGAAGTTCCTGGAGAAACTGGGCGAGCTGATGGATGACCACCAGGAGTGGGGCAAGGGTGACGGTGACTCGAAAGACAAGGGCGAAGGTGATGGCAAGAAAGGTGGCAAGGGCAGACCCGTGTACACCAAGGAAGAATTGAAGAAGATCAGAGACGAAGTCAAAGAAGCGATGGTATCAGCGGCACAGTCAACAGGTGCCAGCAACCTACCAGGCGCATTACAGAGACTGGTATCACAACTCACAGAGCCCAAGATGGACTGGAGGGAGATACTGCAACAACAGATAATGAGCACCATCAAGTCAGACTACACTTGGATGAGACCCAGCAGGAAATCATGGCACACATCAGCGATACTGCCAGGTCAAAACAATGACGAGATGATTGATATATGCTTGGCTCTTGACGCATCAGGATCAATCAGCAACGAACAGTGTACCGAGTTCTTGACAGAAGTTAAAAACATAATGGACCAATACAAGGACTTCAGGATACATCTTTGGAGTTTTGACACGGAGGTGTTCAACCCTGTGGTGTTCACACCAGACAACGCAGACGAGTTGTTGGACTACAAACTGGGTTCAGGTGGTGGCACGGAGTTCGAGTGCAACTGGAAATACATGAAGGACCAAGGCATAGAGCCCAAGAAGTTCGTGATGTTCACGGACGGTTGGCCTTTTGATTCATGGGGTGATCCTGACTACTGTGACACAATATTCTTAATCAACAATCCATACGAGAGGGACATAGAGGCCCCGTTTGGACTAACGGTGCAGTACGATGATTAGAATACTTTGGGAAACATTCAAGGATTGGTTCCTCAACGAGGTGTCCATATCGATAATGTGCTTTGGCCTGTTGGCGATAGCACTGTGGAGTTACATCACATGAGAAATTTTTTCGAGAACCCGATAGTGTTGGCTGTCATAATCGTCAGCATATCACTGTTGATAATGCAGATAGGGATAGGATAATGAGTGACCTTTGGATAGAAGACGTGGAGTACCACAGGGTTAACCTCACCAAGAGATACACACTGGACGAGGAAGACGTCATAAAGGAATTTGGTTCAGTTGAGAAGTTCAAGGAACTGTTCGACGCCGAAGACGAACGTGCCAGGCAGTACGTGTACGAGGGCGACTACGAGACTGATGAGGACTGGTGGACCGCAAACAAGGGTGGATACGAGATAGACACCACCACAAGTTGGGAATAGTATGAGGATAAACCCCAACAACTTTTTCGACAGAGAGCTGGACATATTACCACCACACTTCGTGAACACTGTCGTGAAGGCACACGAGGCCGACGTGGAGATGATGCGTAAATGGATCTACGAGAACTGCTCGGGCCGATACTCAATTACCAAGGATGTCATATTCGAGGGTGACACCTCAAGATCTGTCACCGTTCTGGGATTCGAGGAACCCGGAGACCTCACCTTGTTCGCACTCAGCGGGGTGGCTCAGAAGTACTCAAAATAGTCGTTGCTCACCATAATTAATTTTAGTATAATATACGTATATTAATACCAATTGCAATTAGGAGAAAAACAAAATGGCAACAAAGAAGAAGAACTTGAAGAAGCCAAGCAAGGCATCTGCCAAGCCAAAAGCGGCCGCGCAACCGCAACAGGCATCGGCAGGCACACAGGCTCCACAACCGGATCCAACTGCCCTGTCTATAGGCGATCTTAAGAATCTCTCAACCATACTTGACGTGGCATCCACCAGGGGCGCGTTCAAGGCCAATGAGATGGCGGGTGTGGGGTTCCTTTACAACAAACTACAGGCGTTCCTGGCCAAGGTGGCACCGGAACAGAAACCTGAGGATGCTAAGGCAGAAGCACCAGCAACCGAGGAGAAGAAATAATGGCAACACTGATGAACGTGAACAACCAGGCCATGCCAATGGGTGACAACACCGGACAGGCGGGTGACGGACAGACTGGTCCAAAAAGACACTTCAAACACATCGGAGAGTTAGCGGACGGATCAAAAGCCAAAGTGGTGATCCTGTACAGGACTGTGCCAGGCGAGGCGGACAACTGCCTAGTTGTGGGCACCAAGTTCCTGCCAGACCTATACCACAATGGTCTAATGAAGGCCGTGGAATCAACAGGCGGACAGGAAGCGGATGAACTGGCAGACTACCTAGGTAGGCAGACCTTTGCGGATGGCACCAACATGTTGGCCATGCTACACAACGACAACTACATCAAGAAGTTCAAGACCAAGGACATAATGGTCACTTACGGTAATACCGCAGATGGCAGGATCCTATTGAACAAGTTGAACGAGATGATAGCCAAGGAGAAGGGCACCACTGTCAAGGAGATGGCCGCGGATCCAGAGGCTTCCAAGGCACCGGCAAAGAAAGCCAAAAACAAGAAAGCGGATGCCAAAGAGACAGCCGCCAAAGAATAGCACTTGGGTACAGTTGACGAAGGACTTCGTCAAGGAATGGCCGGAGGTTTTGGAGGGACTACAGTTCCAGAACATGCCGGTCAAGTACCTGATGTATATAAACATAATACTCAAGAATAACATCACCATACATTACGACATAGCCAAAGAACTGCGTAAAAAGAAGCAGGCCACGATAGCAAAATTTTTGAAAGAAACTATCGAGGCCAACTACCTCAAGATAAAATCTGTGGACCTAAAATTTGACATACCTGCCCTGAAAAGAGACATGGAATCTAGGACTTCATTACTAATGGCCAAGACTTTTAAACGATAGAATTGAATTTTTTAATCACGTAACCGATCTCGTCATCAGTCATCAACGGCCAGCAAGGTAGACTCAAAATTGTGTCCGCGACATGTTCCGTGTTTTCCAAATAATTTTTGCTACTATACACAGGTTGTGCATGACAGCCTAAAGGCCACATGACTCCTGTCTGTATGCCGGCATCCTGTAATTTATTTTGAATGGTTAACCTGTCTTTTACTTGTATTGTGTACTGATTGTAGACATTCTCACACCAATCTGCTGTCTTTACCATGGTGGTTGTTTTTAATTCTTTGTCGTATACAGAAGCGATGCGTCTCCTGTCCTTGTTGTGTGCATCAATTTTAGTGATCATGTGATTCAGCACATTTGCCTGTACGGAATCCAACCTCTCATTCCAACCCAGAATTTCGTGTATATATTTGTCTGTGCGACCGTGATCCCTGGACATGGATATCCTATCTATATAACTTTGATCGCCAACCACAGCACCACCATCACCAAAGCACCACATGTTCTTGGCAGGATAGAAACTGAAACAGGTGAGATCATTGTATGTTCCGTTCATTTTGCCTTTGTATTTTCCACCAAAACTCTGAGCGGCATCCTGGACCACTGGAATGTTGCCCGCTATACTTTTGACTGTGTCCCAGTCACAGGTGTGTCCAAATATGTCCACTCCAACGATTGCCTTTACATTTTTGTTTGCACTCAATATTTCTGCCAAATGATCCGTGTCAATGGTGTAGTTTTCCTTGTTGCAGTCGGCCCAAATTATTTCAAGTCCCAACTTACTTGCCATCTCTGGTGTGCTAATGAATGTGAAACTTGGAATGACTACCTTGTCTCCGGGGTTCAATCCAAGGCATTCATAAGCCAAAAGTAGAGCACTCGTACCACTGCTAACTCCAACGGCGGGAGCACCGCAGTACCTGGCTAGGTTCTTCTCGAATTCTTCAACCTTTGGTCCTTTGATGAACCAACTATTATCAATGCAGTCTTGCACGGCTTTGTCTAATTCTGCCTTTGACTCTTGATATATCCTGTTTAAATTTGCGTAGGGGACTTCCATTTATTCTCTAATTCTTGTTTCCAATCTAGGCCTTGTGCTTTATATTGTTTCGCTTCGTGTATTAACAAAGTGGTTGTGTGATCAAAGGCATCAAGAAAACCCACATCAAAAGGTTGTGCTTTGATCCCGGGTCCTTGCAGATGCTGTCTAACGATGTCAGTGACATTGGAGTTTTTGATGTTTCCAATGATATACCGATCACTGCCTGGTCTATCAAGGAAACCGGTCTCATGGTAAACATAAAGGTTACCCAAACTGTCTATGGATGTCGCTATCTGTGGCCACCCATGTCGGTCCATTTGTTCGTGCGTGGACATCTTGATAGGACCTGTTGGGTTGCCGTGTCTTACTGAGTGCAAGGCATAGCCATAGTCTATATGCACATCCGTGTGTTGTTCCACTTCAAGGAAAATCTTATGTAATTTTTCACGTTCCTCATCTGATATGTAGTTGTTGGATTGGGAGAAATCCTCCCTCAATGTTACAAATGATATCTTGAAATCAGACACACTGTTAATGTCTTTTATCATTCGGAACACACTTCTCACGTCTTCACTGTGCCCTGGCAGTATTATCCAATTCACTCCTAATTTTATCTTGCTTCCTGTTGTTGGAACTTTTCTACAGAAGTCCTTTAGGTTCCTGGTAACGATATCAAATGCTTTTTTATTCTTTGTTACCCTGTAGTAACTTTCCTGGTCATGGCCATATAGGCTTATGCGCATGACTTCTAGATCCAGAATGCCGTGTTGCTTTTCCAAAAAATTTTCAGACAGAGCATAGCCATTGGTGTACATCTGCATCTTGAATCCTTTGCTGTTGCCGTAACTAATGATCTTGCCTATGTGTGGATTTGTAAGCGGTTCCAGTCCACCGCTTATCCTAAATCTATCCTGCCAGAATTTTCCTTCCTTGGGATCTTGGTCGATGACCTGTTTGAATACTTCGAAACTATTATCTATGTCCTCCGACTGATATTTCGCATTGTAGTTCCTGCCACAGAAAGTGCAGAAGAACTGACAGGTCATTCCCGGATACAAGCCAATCCTGTTAGGGTAAGCGTATGTTCCCTCCACTGCGTGTTCCAGTGAACCATTGTTCAATAATGGACTAATTGTATTGTTCCAATATCTGTTTGATTCTATTTGATCTTTTTCGTGTTTGTATCCTAACCTCATATGATTGTTTATCCGTGCCTGTCCTCGAAGTATTTTTTTATCCAGTCGAAATCATAACTGCTATAGGGATCGTTGCCCTGCTCTAGGAACTCTACGGCATCCAGCGCACCCTTATTGACCCATTCCGCGTTGTCGCCATTGCCTAACGTTAACCATTTTTTCAACCTATATGTGCTTTCCACAGTTGGCTTCTGCAACTTCAACTTGATTACTTCCCTGAACGCGGTCCTCCAGGCCAACAACGGGGTCTCGTCGAGGTTATTGACAGCACTCAACGTTGGTACTGACTGCACCGGTTGGGATAGTGTGAAATCCAATCCCGGCTTGGTTGTTTCTAACACTAATCTTTTATTGTATAGTATGACTCCGTCATGTCCGTACGTGCAGTCAATTACACTGTTGTAACAGTCAAAAATGTAATGGCATGGGTGCTTGAGTCTGTCTGGTTGGAAATCAAACTTGAAATCATCTACTACATCAATTTTTGGAAATACGGCGAAGAAGTAGTCGGTCTTGCTCATCATCGCGGCCGTCATGTAGGCCAGTGTCTGCCCTTGGACATTCCTGCACCACTGCGTCCTTGGAAATTTGCTTTTCAGTCTGTTATACCTTTTCTCAGCGCCTGGTTCGTCATATGATATGAATATTATGTCCATGGGTTTAATAGCGTATTGTAGATCAAAGTTCACGTTCCTGTCTATGTCATAGAATTGTTTCAACCCCTGCCTGTGTGGCACCATCATGATGTCTTTGGTTTGTCCCCATGTGTAAACCTTTTCATCCTCCCAGAAACTAGGATAGAAGTCTGGAAGATCTTGATCTTTTAGATCTTTGTTGATCAACCACTGATAGAAAATTTTATTTTTGTAGTATGATTCATAAGGATCACCTAACTTGAAATAGGTTTTAGAAATGGGCCTTTGGAAAAGCGTTTCGTGTGGATGATAATTTATGTCTTTGAAATCTCTGAGAAACTTTAAATCTTTCATCTGTTCCTTGAATTTTTTTGTGGGTATCAACATGACATTCCCTTCTTTGTTGAGTCCTCCCATGGGATGGGTGGTGTACCATACGTGTATCTGGTCACGCTCGTGCTGTTCAGGAATGTAATCTAGGTCGATGTCGTCTAGTTTGACGAAATTTGAAAAGAACCAGAAGTATTCTGTCTTGACATCACCAACCACAGACTTGAGGATGTTGAAGTAACTATCGATGAATGGTACAACACGGGTGTTCGCTAGGGGCGATTCTATGTGAGTTGTGTTTTTAAATTTTACCTGTATACTGTCGAATCCAGTCATAGTAACTTTCTAGTCCTTGCCTTAGAGAGAACAGGGGTTTATAACCTAAAAGATCCCTAGCTCTGCTGATGTCCAGAGTGCCACGCATCGGATACAATTTGTGCATGCCTATGTCTTTGAGTTCTGACTTGCTCCCAGTTATGTCTATGATGGTCTCCGCCAGCGTCCGGAGGCTTGTGGCGTTTCCCGCCGTTATGTTGAAACTAGTGTTGGACACCTCTGAGATTGCGGCCTTGATTATGCCATAAGCGGCATCCTGTCTGTATGTGAAGTCCACCTTGTTGTCGCCATTGTGTAACGTGATGACATCATTGTTCATGGCCCTCTCGAAGAACTTGGATACCACCCTGTCAGGGAGATCGCCTGGCCCGTACACGCCACTGGGTCTAACTATCACGTAGTTTAGACCGTCCCGCTGAGCGAACAGTTTGGTCATTCTCTCACCTGTGAGTTTGGCCTCACCGTATATGTTTTGTGGTCTTGTTATGGAATCCTCACGAGTGCCATCCTTGAAGTCTCCGTACACCATGCTACTGCTGATGTACACAAATTTCTTGGCGCCAAACTTTGATGCGTGCCATAGTAGATTAGTTGTGGTATCTATGACTTTAGGTATGCCCAGTATGGGATCCTCGTCCACTATCTTGGCACGTGGATACGTGGCCATATGTATCACGATGTCTGGCGCTGTCTTAAATGCCCTCAGGCACACATCGCGATCAAGCAGGTCACCGTTGATCACAGAAACGTTCTTGTGGTCCCAGTGACGGGTTCTCCAGGCTATGAGCTTGTTCAACTCCACAGGCGATATTATACCGTATGTGTCCTTGTTGTCCACACAGATGATGCTGTGCCCTTCCTGTGATAATTTTTCTATGATCTTAGTCCCTATGAATCCCAGTCCGCCAGTTATTAAAAATTTCATTAGAATTCCTTCTTTACACCCACAGTTGGATTTTCAACACAACTGTCAGTTATATCTTTAATTGATTCTTTATCCATATCTATGCTACAACTGGCCGAGGGTTTAATTCCGCAACCAACTAACAATAATAACACAATTAGGTATCTCATCCTAGCACTTTCACTCCGTACTTGCGGGTGAACGCTCGACCATCCTCACGATCATTCACGATAGGCTGTCCCTTTATGTTGAGGCTGGTGTTTAAGAGTATAGGGCAACCGGTCTGCTTTTTCCATTCTGTGAGCAGTGCGTGGAATCCGGGATTGTCCGTCTTACGCACGGTTTGAACCCTGGATGTGTGATCATGATGTATTATGGCAGGAAACTCTTTACCATGCGTACACGCCGCTGTAAATTGCATATAAGGGGTGTTTTTGACGGCTTTAGGTAGCTCAAAATAGTCGTTTACATCCTCTTCTAATATGGCCGGAGCAAACGGTCTAAACTGCTGTCTCTTCTTGATCGAGTTTACCAAATCCTTGATCTCAGGTCCTCGAGGATCTGCTAACAGTGATCTATTACCAAGCGCCCTAGGTCCAAATTCCGCCCTGCCGCTCGCAACACCAACCATCTTGTTTTCCTTCAATTCTTTGATCAGACTGTCCACGGGATATTCTCCATCTATGTTGTGTCCCAGGAACGGATGTTGCCAATTGAGGTGTGACTTCTGGTGTGCGGCTATACACCCTAGGCTTGACCCCGCATCACCAGGATTGGGTATGATCCAGATGTTGTCAAACAGTCCCATGTCTGCGAGCACCCGGTTGGCGGCACAGTTCAATGCCACTCCTCCAGCATACACCAGATTACGTGATCCGTATCGGCTGGCTCTCGTCCATAAATCAGCGAGTAGTTCCTCCGTGACTGCTTGTATACTGGCGGCTATGTCCATGACATCCGCGTTTGTCTCCCAGTCACTCAATCCCCTGTGTAGATTCTTCTTGAGACTGAAAGGTGATTGATTGACAAATTCATCATAGATTTTCTGCTTGTACTTGGGTGTGCCATACGCGGCCATTCCCATCAGGATGTACTCCTCTTCCGCCGGTTTCAATCCACAACGATGTGTGAATGCCGAATAAAGTATTCCTATGCTGTGTGGATACTTGATTGTCTCTTTCCTATCGATCCATATCTTGTCTGCTGTGGATATAGACACGGTGTCCCACTCACCAATGGCATCCACTGTAAGTATTGTTGCTCCCTCGTCCTTGAACGGTGATGTGAAATACCCCGCCGCCGCGTGTGAGTCATGGTGCTTTACGTACTCGTCAATCTTTATGTCAAAGTGATCCAAGTGCCACTGTGGCATCTCGGTATAGCTCATGGCAAGTCCATACTGTCCCGCGTAGAACTGCCTGGTCTTTTTCAACAATGGCTTCTCGTAGTACACCACCTTGTCGAAAGGTCCAAAGGTACGTGCCTCGTCCACTATCTTTTGGTTGAGGTAGTGGTCATTCTTGACCTTGCTGTATCTCTCCGCGTGTGCGGCCCACAGGATCTCTCCTATGCCTGAACTATAGTCAACCACTGCCATGGCGGCATCATGATTCATGCAGTTAATTCCCAGTATTCTCATCTTCCTCCTTGTGCCAACCTATGTCCTCTATGTTGTCACTGCTACACTTCGGACAGACGTACCATTCGTTTGCCGAATCGTCTTTGTCTAGTTCGTTAGCCACGCCCTTCCATTTACAATCGTAACAAAGAAAATTCCACCAGGTCATGCTATCCTCAAAACCTTTTTGGTTTTCTCCAAATATTTCTCCCACTGCTCCAGCGTGATGTCGTACTCGAAGTTCTGTGTGGTCTCGTTCTTTCTCAAAAGTTTGGCGCCATTCTTGATGTGGAACCGTTCCGCCATCTCCGTCAAGGGACTCAGCGTCACCAACCTGTCTATGTGATGTTCCCTCTTGAATTTCTTATATACTTCGTTGAGTATGTGTTTGCCACCACCCTTCTTTTTAGCCCATACTGTGTAGGCTATCGCTATCCTGCCCACCAGGCCGCCACGCAGTATGCTCTGGTTGTAGGCGTCATGTGACATCAACGCCATCTCCTCTACAGTGGCTGGCACATCATTAGTGAACGCTATACATATGATCGCGGCAGTGTCTCCCTCATCGTCTCGTAGTCCTAGTATGCGTTTGCCATTGCTCTTGCGGAACTCCACGCTCAGTTCTGGCCTCACTGGATCCTCCGTGACATCTATTTCTGTGAGATCCACCAATTCAAATCGCGGATTTCTTTTGAACAGATCTTTTAACTTCTGTTTTATCTTTTCCATGTGCTATTTGTATATGAAAGGATCTTTTTTCTTAAGTTCTTTTAATCTCTTCCTGTACCGAATCTCTTCTCTGATCTTGTTCCACATTCTCTTAAACCATCTGATCATTTTTTCCTCCTGTTATTTTTTCAAAAGTTGGTAACATTAATTTTACAGCATCCGCATGCGCTTGGTCAAGTGGATGTGTGGTGCCACGTGGGTAGTCATTGAGCAGTGCCCATTGGTTGAAACCCATATAACGTTCTCCAAAAAAGAACCATTTGGTAAAATCTATCTCAGAATAGAGTGCTTTCATGAAGGGGTCCTGATCTTTGTGTGGTGTCAGTTCGTTATAGAAAAGGCTGTTATCTGCCAGTGTGAACATGAATGGTATTTTTTTCTTTTCCAATATGTTCTGCAACCATATGATAGATTTCCAACTGAGGTATATCTCGTGGTATTGGTTTGCCGCATATTTGTAAATGCTTTCGGCGAAATCCCTCACTCCAGTTTCACGGAAAAGTTCTTTCCTCACACGCCACTGTTCTTGTTGTGTCTCCGAACTATGCATGGTCCTGAACGCCTCTTCGTTGCCTGCGTTTGTGTCCCATGGTGATATCGATGCCCATCTAGTATCTTCTAATACCTTGTGCCTGGGCATGGCCCAGTCGTACCTAGACAGAAAACTCCACATCACGACTACACAATCTATACGGTCATTGTTAGCAACAGCATTGAAAGTCCTTCTCGCTATAGCAGAATTACCTAATCCGCCAAAAGCGGAGCACAGATACACAGTATCATCGTCGTCCCTAGAAGTTTTGAATAACCTGTGTGCCCATGAGTTCTTTGATGGAGTCTTGCCGTCCTGATCGTCGCTGAGCTCGTTGCCCAATGTAAAACTGCATCCTCCCGCTATAAATTTCTTAGTCATATATCTTCAACACTGTATTTAAAAGTGGGAACACCTCTCCAAAATTTTCCTTCCTGTACTGGTCCGTCTGTAGTATACGCTGTTTCCTCTGTTCTCTGATCTCGGCTGTGTCCCTGTCCGCGGCGTTCATGAAACGTATGCTGGGTTGATAATCTGTGAGCATGTGGTACCTGTCCGTCACTATGTCCTTGATCTGCCGTGGCAGTGTCTGTATGTTGAACACGTCTGGATCAAAACAGGTGTTCACATAGAAGAACTTGGGCTGATACTGTGCCACCCACAGGGCGATCTTAGCCCAGTTGAACACGTTGAATATCGAGACCGTTGAACATATCTGGAAGTCCATGTTCGCAGTCTTCATCTCCTTGAACTTCACAAGGTTGGCGCTGACCTCACGCCAGTTTGCCGGGTGCCTTTGGTACTCAAATGGTTCTCCCACGTCGTCTATGCTGAACGCTATTTCTACATGCTTGAAGTAACCCCATAGGTCGAATATGTCCTTGGGTGGTAACTGTGTGCCGTTGGTGTTGTAGTGTATGTCTATGTTCTTGGCGTAGCCCTTCTCCACACAGTACATCAAGATCTTGAAGTGATCTCGAATCATGAACGGCTCGCCTCCCGTGAACTCGAAGTACTCCACATGCTTGAGATCTTCCTTGAGGTCCTCGAAGAACTGTGGGTTACGTTTTGGCCATCCACCCTCACGCAGATTTTTCAGTGCCACAGGGTTCTTTCCGTAGTCCAGTTCCTCTTGTGCCCATTTGCTGGAACTCCAGGAACCGCATATCCTACACTTTAGATTGCAAACGTTGCCTAACTTAAAGTCAATGAATTTCAACATTGGCTCGCTATTAGGTGTCCAGTCCGTCAAGCTCTTCTTCATCTTGTATATAGAGTTTTGTCTTTTACTCGTTTTTCCTGCGTCTTCTTCTTGCCAGCAACTCTGACAACCTACAGGACGTTCTCCTTTACGGAACTGCTCACGTAAATTTTGCATGTATCCAGTATCCTGTATTGATTTGAGGCTTTGTTTGTAAACTTTGACCTCTGGAACACTACCCTTGTAGAGACAGCAGGGAGATGCACCGCCGTTAACGTCTACTTCTAAGTGGGTCCATGGCAAGGGACAAATGTTTGATTTTATATATTTGTCCACCATTCTAGAATTTCCTTGTCTTTGGCTAATATTTTTTTAATGTCAGTTGCCCTCACCCGGTCAAGCCTTTCTACTGTTTCTTTTCCTGCTACCAACCCCTCTTTATACTTGTCATGGCCATATGTCTCCTCATATGTTGGTTTTTCCTTTAAATCTTTTAGAGCACTGAAAAAGTAAATGTGATTTTTAAGTCTTGACTTGTTCTTTTCTAAAAATTCATCCACGATTCTGTTGAGTATTTTACGTGGCAGGCACATCGGAGACCATATGTTAGTTGGATCAAAACCAAACACCCTTTTGGCCAGAAGATCAATGTCAAGCTCTTCAGCGGCGTCTAACATTTCCTGTAGACCTACCATACCCGGCATTGTCATTGTGAGATCCATCCTCAGGTCACGCCTTGTCTTTGTGAACTTCCTTGCGTACTTCATGTTCGCCACCCACTCTTGCCATTTCAATCCTGTACGCACATACTCACCCACTTCGCCTGCACCGTCTATACTGGCAAGTATGCTCCAGTGTTTGAATTTACTCAGGATGTCATCGAACAGATTCATTCCAAAGAAATTGATCCTACTCATATTGGAGTTGTACCTGATGCTGACACTGTCATGGTAGTCCAACTCAATTATCCTTTTCATCGACTCCCAATGTATTTTCCACATGAGTGGCTCTCCTCCACACCAGTAAATCTCTTTGATTGTCTTCGATTCTACAGCATCCTTGAACTCGTGTACAATGACTTTGTCATGGAAACTGTCTATTTCCGCCTTTATGTCTTTCCGCATCCACATCTGCGAGGGCTTGTTTGGATCCCATTCGCCTGTATCTCTGTTCTCCGCCTCCCAACTAGAGCTTAACATGTCTCCACACATCCTACACTTGAAGTTGCAGAGGTTATTGAACCTGTAGTCCCAACTAGTTACTTTCATGTCAGTGTGTCCATCATCTCCTGTCTTTTCATAGGCTTCATCAATCTGGGATTCAAACAACTTGTTGAAATGAGTCCTGTATGTTGCGACAGACAACAGTTTGCCATTACACACCTGGCACTGCGGTATCTCCTTGCCTTGCATAAGATCTACCCTGACCTTCTTCATGTAATCGCTATTCCAATGTTCATCCAGTGTATCTGGAGAGAAAGGCTGTGACTTTTTGTTTAGGTCGATGTACTGGTTGAATGTTTTAGAATCCTCACGTGAACTGCAACACAGTCTACGCTCCATCTGTGGCGAAAGATATGTATGTGTCCATGGAGCCATACAAAAAGTTTTATTGCCTTCGCTGGGTTTAATTCTCTTCATACAACTCCATCAGTTCTGGGAACACTTCTAACATATTTTCATCTCTAATCGAGTCAAGTTTTTTCATTGTATCCTTAAACTGCTGTATATCCTTGCTATTATCACGTCTCATCATGTAATCCATTCCTGACTCGTACCCCTTAGTTGCTCTAGTGAGATGATCTAACGGACGTAACCATTCTAAATGTTTTTCATATTTCTCTTTTACTTTCTGCTTGTAAGATTCCGGCAACAGGTCTATCCTCTGCGCATATGGAAACTGTAAAAGATTGAAGTTAAAGTCCTGTGGTTTCAAAAGACCTTGGTCTACCCAATTTCTGTGGAAATCTGGTATGTGTAGTGCATTAATCAGACCCACTGTTGAACTAATGTAGAAATCAACTTGTGGACATACCTCTAACATCCTTTTCCTGTTTGCTACCACATCCTCCCAAACAGTACCTTTACGCATCAGTTCTCCTCTTTTGCCTTCGGCATCTAAACTAGCACCAATCGACACTGAATCAAACTTGTTCCATAATTCAAGAACATCTATATCCTTATATTTGGTCTTTGTGAAATTGGTGTTGTATATCAGTCTTACATGGTACATCTTGCGCCTATCCAATTCTTTGAGTATCCTGTAGTGTTCCTCCATGATGATCGGTTCGCCGCCAGCAAAATAAAACTGCTCTACATGATCAAACTGTTCCAGCATCTGGGTCCAGATGTCGTCACTACTTCTGCCCACCCTCATAATCTTTGCATGATTAGGCGGAGCGCCTGTAAGTTTCTTGTGATCCTCGTACCAGTTAGAACTGAACCATGTGCCACAACTCCTACACGCAAGATTACAGAGATTGCTGAACCTGATGTCCCAGTACTTGATCATGAAGTCGGCCGTGCCGTCTGGTTGTGTGTTGTCCACCATGCCTATGTTGTGTCCGAAATGCTTGTTAGAACTCAATCTCAGACTGAAGAATCCCGACTTCTCCTGATCATAGCATTTTGTACAGTGTTTGCTGGGTTTGTTTGCCAGCATGTTATTCCTGATGCCTTTCATCTCGTTGTTGTTGAAAACTTCCGCCATTGAATTCTGGTTGAGGTCACCCACTGGATACTTGTCCAACGCGAAACAGCAAGGATACGCCCTGCCGTCTGGAAAGGCGTGTATATGCAACCATGGCATCATACAGAAAGTGTCGCTGTCTATCAACAGTTCTTTCTGTCGATCAGTCATGTCCTTGATTTTTAATTTCTCGGGCTCCTTGGCCCCGTAATCATATGCCACGATACCATTCTCCTATGATCGGGAAAGTCTTTTCAAAATTTTTTCCTCTTCTTTTATCATATTGCACAAAGTAATTTTTGAACCATTTAACCACTTTGTCTCTATCCTTAATTTGATTAGATTCATTCTTAAGATACTCTATCAGTCTTTCTACTTGTTCCACCTCCATGGCATGAAGCAAGTGTGAATTTCTATTTTGCGAAAGCCAGTTAGTCAGCTCATCTGCAAATCTTTGTCTCAATTCATGTGGAAGTATCAAACAACTTTGAAAATTTGGAAACCTCAGAATATTTAAAGTGAATGTGACCGCATCACTACTGTTGGCTTTTTGTTTTATTTCCAAACACCAATCTAAGTAGTCCACTAAACCTTCAAGAGACAATGCGCCAATTGTACACATAGAATGCATTGAGCTGAAAGACTTTGATTCAGCAATCTTGTTGAAATTTTTGACCCACATATTCCAATTCAATCCATCCCTGATGTACTCTGCTTTCTCTCCCATTGATTCGTTACTGCTATAAATGTGAAGTCCTCGGATAGTCTTTGCCTTTTGTATCAATTTTTCTATGAGTGATTCTTTACTATTTAAATTGGTGTTGATTGCGAAATAGGAAACGTTCGAATCACCCAACGCCATGAGGTCCAACAACTTCCATGTGTGTTTGCTCATTAAAGGTTCGCCCCCTGTGAGTCTTAGATGCGTTAGTGTGCGTTTTAGATCTGACTCCCACCATTTGAAGAAGGCCTTTACGTAAGGATTATTGTCCTCATCAAACCTACTAGCGTTGTCATGAGGATGGCCGTAATGATCATGACCGTTTGGTCCTATGTCTGTATAACCTTTGTTAGTTTTGATGTCCTTTGCCCAAGTGGTGGAAAATGCGGGGTTACAATAACTACAAGCAAAATTACAAGTTCTGTCAAAGCTCAATTCCAAGTATCTAAGATCAAAGTCATCCTCCGGATCAGATTCAAATGCTTTTTGTAACTCGTCGTCTGTGTACAACACAGACTTGTAAACCCTATCGCTTATTTTGTCTGCGTTGAGGTTTTCAACACGCCAGCAATAATCACAACCGTTACACTGGATTCCTTTCTGCATCTCTGCACGTTCCTTTTTCTTTTGCGGGGTGTTGCTCAGCAGTTTTGGATTTTGTAACACTGCTTCAGCGTCTACCTGGTGTGGCAATGGATGGTGACACGCCGTTGTCTGTCCTGTATTCAACCAAACCGTGGCGTAATACCATTTGGCTCCACAGAAGGAATTGCTTTTTGTGTCTAGCACTCTTTCTTTATACTGAGAAAAACTTTCTCCAGGCAATAAATGTTGATCACTACTCATTTGTCAAAAAAACTATTGCCTTTCTTTTTGATCCTGGCGGAAACCATGCACTGGCATGTAGGTTGACTCGGGGCCAATGTATCGCAGAGCCTACCTCCCAATGCAGAACCTTTTTGAGATTGAAGGGCAGACTGTCTGCCTTTAGATGCGGTAACCATTTTTCTTGATCTTGCTTTGACATCGTCGAATTGGATCTAGGTAGATCTACCTGTTCGTAACTTAGTATACCTTTCTGTCCTAGTCCTGTCGCTCCATTGTAGGTGATGGCCTTTTCACTCGTTTCTTCAAAAATCAAAGTGGCGTTTTCGCTGTATTCTGATTCCAAAGGTATCAAAAAAGTATAACCTAGTTTGCCTTTCTCTGGGGTGCTTACCCAGCCATCCGAATGGATGCCACCGGGATGATAATCACTGTATATAGTTGCGTGTGTGATCCAACCAGAATAGTGTGGTTTTAGAAACTCCTCTAACTTTTGTCTGAACATTTTGCTAAAATCTTGCTCAACAAAAGTATTTGCATTGATTCTCAGCCCATTATCTTTTTTAGGTAGAGAACCGAACTTTTCTAAAAGTTCTTGGACCATGTACGAAGGGAAAAAATTATCTATTTTGCCTATTTTATTTTTCATTGTTGTGTGCTATATTTAAATACCATATAAATCATGAAAGACCAATCTGACATAGTACTTTGTAACATTCCTTTTATGAGTGTTGCTTACGCACCAGCCGGCACTAGCCTTCTTAAAGCATGCCTGCAGGAACAAGGTTTTACCTGTACAGTAAAAGATTATAACATCAAATTATGGGATAGTCTATCTGATAAAAAAATCATCGATGATCTTGAAAACTATTTCACAGTCAATACCTCGCTAGACACAGACACACAGGTTTTAGTTGATCAGTACTATGAACTTATTGTGTCCGAACTGGTTAAACTAGATCCCAAGTGGATAGGATTCAGTGTATTCACATTCCAATGCCAGAGAGCTACCACAGAGATACTACAGAGGTTGAGGGGTAGATACAGAGGTAAAATAATGGTGGGTGGTGCTGGAATAAGCACCAGGGGTATAGCAAGTTCAAACGCCGATTATGCCGAAAAACTCATAAAAGACAACCTCATAGATGCCTACATCAAAGGTGATGGAGATATAGCGTTAATCGAATTACTGAAGGGCAATCTAGAATTTGCAGGTATAAACGGCAATCCATACAAAGGAGTGCCTGACTTAAACGTAATTCCGAAGCCAGACTGGAGCGATGTAATAGATTTGCCATACAGATACCATGATAGGAAAATTTTGCCTATCACTGGTAGCAGGGGTTGTGTAAGACACTGCACATTCTGTGACATACATGAATTTTGGACAAAATTCAAATTCAGGTCAGGCCAAAATATAGCCGACGAAATGATAGAAAATTACAAAACGCACGGTATCACAGATTTCTATTTCATGGACAGTCTCATAAACGGCAGTATGAAAGCATTCAGAGAACTTTGTCATACTTTAGTAAACTATTACAAAGAAAACAACTTGCCCGAAAAATTTTTTAGATGGGGCGGGCAGTTTATTGTGCGTTCGAAAACACAGATGCTTCCTGAGGATTTTGAAGTGGCGGCGAAAAGTGGATGTGACAACCTTTGCTGGGGTGTCGAATCTGGCAGTGAAAAAGTTAGGAATCACATGCAGAAACAATTCTCAAACGACGACCTAGACTACTGCATGGAACAAATGAGCAGAGTAGGCATGCACTGCTATTTTTTTATGATTATAGGGTATCCAACGGAAACAGAAAAAGATTTCCAAGATAGTCTAGATATGTTCAGCAGATATCAGAAATATGCTATAGAAGGAACTTTGTACGGAGTAAACCTTGGTGCGTTAGCCAGCATAGACGATGGTACACCACTTTTTAAAAATTCTACCGAGCTAGGATTGACCCCTATACTTCCGGCAGAACACGCTCATGGATTAAACTGGCAAAGTAAAAAAAATCCAGTAAGTTTAGAAAAAAGAATATTGCGCAGAATATTGATACAGGAACACTGTATCAAATTGAAATACACCGTGTGGAATGCTGACATGCATTTAAAACGTATTAAAGCAAGTTACGAAAAGATAAAAAACAAAACCTATTAATTACCATTCGGTGGCATGGATCAAATTCCATTTTGCCGATGAACATTTTTCAAAACATTCTTTAGGACCTTCTCCTATTAATAAATCTGTCTGTAATTTTTTCCATTTTTCATCCTCAAGAACATCAGGCAATTTCCTATCAAAATCTATGTAATCAAAAAGTTTTTTGTTGTGAGAATATCGTAAACCTGTCCAGCAACAGGGAAAGAACTTACCTTCAGCGTTTATATAAAGGCCCTTGTTTCCAATCAAGCATAACGGAACCACACTTCTCTTAGAAACGTCCATCTCATGAAATCTTTTCGTGAAGATATCAAGAGTAGAATCTTTCCACTTGCGTGTTGACAAAGATGTAAATTGCCTGGTAAACCTTCCCTGTGCCACATATTCGTCACTGGGTTGTAATGGATCATTGGTGGGATATCCACTGTAATTTTTTCCAAACTTTGTGCTTAGGGTAAGTTGGAATCTGTCAAAACGCAAAGCCAGTGCCATTTGCTTCATGTATTCTATTTTTTGCTCATTGAATTTAAAAGCAATAGCGGCCCATGTCTTGTATGGTCTGCTCAATTGTTTTATACCATTGACAATAGATTCCCAATTGCAATTGATTCTATAGATTTCATTTGATTCTTGATCCCAACCATCTAAACTAAAATGCACATTATCGTTTTCATCTAGCAATGAATTTAATTTCATCCACCAATCTCGGGTTTTGAAACTGCCGTTCGTGACAATAACAAATTGTATCTTTGGATTTTCATTTTTCAACCATTCAATGATCGAAAGCAAATCCTTGGCGTATATCGGATCGCCGTCGTCTCCACAGAAAGTGATCTTTTTCACATCTTTTGCGAATATAAAATTTTCCTTGAACCATTCCAAGGACAGCTCTTTGTTAACAAACCCAGGCAATTCTTGTCTGGTGCATCTAGGACATTTCAGTGGACATTTACCACTTATTTCAATGTGCCAATGTTCCAGCGGCCAATTATTGTGATTTTCCATCTTGTTCCTCCACAATTTTGCCAAAGTATTCCTTCATCTCGTACAATAGATCCATGTTGTATGATCCCATGTTGCTACTGACCTTTGCTCCATGGGTATGGTAATCTAGCAAGAAGTCTATAACGGGTGACTGCATATTATATTCTATGTAACCATTATGTCCAAGGTACAAATTGGATTCCCATTTGAAGTCATTCTTATCTTGCCAACTAGGGATCTCAGGTACTTGGGTAGTTTCCCACAACATGTTTTTTATGTCAATGTCGTTAAAGTATATCTTTTTGACTTCTACAAATTTTTCACTTTCTTTCTTCATATCTTTGCCATAGTGCATGATACAGAATTTGAATGTCCCCTTGCCTACACAAAATTCAAAGTCCTCCGACACATTGTCTCCCACAAAATCATGCGCTACCTTGCCATTAACCAACACTTTGCATTTTGGATTTCCAAATGCTTCATAGTCTATCCTACATTTAATTCTTTCTTCCATCTTTTCCTTTGAAGTAATCTTTCAGTTTATTGTATTCATCATCCGGACAGAGGATGTCACTCTTGAACATCACGTCTTTGACCCAGTGGTAGTGTGCTATAGGAGGTGGATGTGACTCGCCGGGTATGTAGTACTCCTTGTAGTGATCCTCCGCAAATTCCCAGAGTCCTGCCTTGTCCTTGTAGAATAAAAATTTTGTCCAATCGATTTGATTATATAAAGCTCGTTCACTCTCACTGTAGAAACTGTCACGTAGAACATCCTTGTTGAATATCATCATCGTATAAGGTATTTGCTTTTTATCTAGTACCAGTTGTGTCCTTTGTATATGTTCAAGTGTCCTGTAATACTGATGCTCTTCATCCCAGAAATGTCTACGATAGTATTCATGCTTGTCTTTTTCCGGGTGTCCCCCGTACCAGGTGCTCCACTGAAAGTCCTCGTCCCACACATAGTAAGTCACACGTCCTTTGACCTCATCTGCCCCTTTGTCTTTTGTGATCACTTCGTACCTATCTGTGCCCGACCACATGATGTATATGTGATCTACCTGAGTGTGTTTCATCGCACTGTTGATCGCCGCACGTGATATCGTCTCATTGCCGCTACCTGACCTGCCCTTGTTCAGCATCGTGATACCACCATTGAACCAAGGCACGAATTTGGGCCAGCATGGCCACGCGTACCTGGTGAAACTGCAACCGTGTGCTATGGTCTTGTTATGCATTCCTACACTCCTCCCAGAACTCCTCCATCTCAGGGAAGGTGTTAAGGAACCTTGTTAGCCGCCTGCGATCGTGTTCGTTGAAGAAAGCGTAAAAATTCTTTTTATGCTGTACGCTCGCGTCAGCGTTCTCGCGCCAGTAGGCGAGGTTGCGTCGCATCTTTTGTATCTCGAAGTCCTTGAAAATGTGTAGCCCGTTTTCTTCGCCAGAATTCAGTTCCATGTACTTGATGTTGTCCTCGTGTATGCTCTGGTACGACTCTGGCAGTAGTGTGATCTGTTGCCATGCGGGTTGGCGTAGTAATGGCACGTCGAACCAAACACGTTGGTATGTCTTGCTATATTTTTTACGCAGATCCAATATCTTCTCCAGCAGTTTATCCATGCTGGTGATACTCAGGTTGTTGTAGGTGCATATAAACGTTATCGAGTTACGGACAGGAATGCGATCCAGAAACTCCTCCACGTTGTCCATCATGTAGTTGAAATCTAATCCATTCCTTATGTATTCGGCTCGTTTGCCAAACGCATCCACAGAAACAAACTGCATCATGTGTTCCACTTTCTCCTCCATGCAGATGTTCTGCACCATGTTGAAGTACTTCTTTTTCAGTTTCTCGTCGGCCGGACACATGTTGGATGTGACATTTAGATGTAGGTCCTGTTTGGGGTGGTCCATTATGTACTGTAGCACCCGGTAGGTGTTGTGATCCATCATGGGCTCGCCCCCGGTCATGCGGAAGTGTTTTAGGTTCTTGTACAGTTCTGGCCACCACTTCCAGAAAGCATCAACATATGGGTTGGATTCCCTGTTGGGTATTGGACTCCTACGCCCTTGGAAGTGCTCGGGCGCGTTGTGTGGAGGGGTAGTCGGGTACTCCCCATAGCGTTCCGTCTCCTTGCCCCAGGTGGTGGAGAACTGTGGCGAACAGTAACTACACTTGAAATTACAAGCGTGGTTGAAGTTGACCTCCACGTACCTGGGTGTCCATGTCTCAGACAATGGATTCTTAACAATTTCTTCGAAGTCCTGCATGGCCCATGGCTCACCGCTACGATAATGCCTGTCACTCATCTCATTAGCGTCCTCCAGTTTCCAGCAATAACTACAACCTTTGGGTCTTTCGCCCTTCAACATCTGTTCCCTTTGCTCCAACTTCTCTGAGGTGTTGTGCAGTGCGGCTGGATTGCTCTGTAGTTTCGTAGCATCTATCTCGTGCAGTGGCGGGTGGTAGCAGGAATTGGTCAGTCCCGTTGGCAGGTGCAGTGACGTCTGGTTCCATTTGGCCAGGCACATGGTGGGAGAAACTTGTTTAAGTTTTTCCTTGGCCCGCAGTGCGTCTGATTTGTAATCACTAGTACTCACGATCTTGCACTCCTTTGTTGACGTGCGGTGGCATGCAGTATTTGAAAAAACGACTCTGCTCTGCGTCTAGCTCTGCTACCGGAATATCCAACCGGGTCCTTATACTCTCTCCGTACAATTTTAATTCTTCATCCAAGTTTGTCATGTGGTCCTGCAGGTTTTGGTCATAGATGTCCTTCATCATGTCGAGATCAGATATCTGATACAGGCTGTCGTCTCCAAGTGCGGTTTTGTAACAACCAATTCTTGCACCCAACATGGCATACTGACCGTTTTCGACCTCTGCACCCACCGACATCCAAGTTGTGAGAATCTTTAAATTTGCCGCCCATATCCTTTGTCTGAATTCTGATGGGGAGACCCTCTCCCCCTTCTCCAAACTCATCTTAACACCTTCCCTGTATCCGGCCACAAATGCCTGTCTTGGCGTGGAATTGATCACTGTCTGCGAATAGCAGTTGTGTAAATTCTCGTGTTTGACTGTCCAGCAGAAATCTAATTTGGCTCTTGAATCTTTTGCGTTCTCGTGTGTATGCATATTCAAACAAGTTTCCTTGTCCCATCCTACCAAACCACCATTGCCGTACACAAGACCGTTTATGCTGTTTTTTGCCCTCCATCTGTGCACCGCTTTTTTGTCTGTCTTGGTCCAATCTAGTGTCTCCAACAGGAACTTCTCGTCAATAATGTTGTCACCGTCAATGCTTATGAAGAAGTCGGTCTCCGCCACGTCGGCCGCGGCCTTGTGTGCGTTGTCGAAGCCGACCACACCGTCCACACGCTTGGCCCAGGGCACCTTGTTCTTGAGGTCCACCCAGTTCTGTTCCTTGTTGGGTTCCTTGAACGAGATGTACACGAAGTCCAGATCGCTTACTCGTACTCTATCAACCATGTCTCTCCTCCATTCACTATTCCATTGGGCCAGTGTATATCGCCCTGTTCAAAACTGTAGCCTTTCCTTGCTTTCTGCAAAACGCTGTAACGTGTTTTGGGTTTGGGTTTGGGTTTGAGAACAAACTCCGTACCAAGTTCCCCAGTTTTGATTGTGTAATTTTCCTCACCGTGTTGCATTATCTCCAGTTTCTTTTTGAGAGGCACATCGTATTGTTTGCCCTGTATGATCACGAAATGTTTCTTCTCCGGTGGTTGCGGTAATCCCTGTAATGCTTCAAGAAACTCTGACATTCATCCCCTTATCGAAGTAGTGCCACGCCCTAGAAACCCTTTTGTCTCCTAGGTAGAAGGCATCCTGATGTTTGTTTGGGTACAGATAATTGTTTTGATCTTTCATGTTGTCTAGCCCATTGACCGACGGCTTGTGATGTAAGAACTTAAACCATTCGTAATCGATCAGTTTTTTGTTTGTGGGATCGATCATCCTGTATGCGAGTGCGAACACCACGTCAGTGCTTGGATATTCGTCGTGACAGTTTATCAACATGGTTTTCCTGATCTGTTGCCAGTTCTGTGTGATGTGCCGTGTATGCTCAAAGAAGTTTTGTGCCCATTTACTTTTTCTGAAGTACATCAAACCATTGTAGATGTTTGGCAGGTAATTCCTACGGAATAGACTCCTATAGGGTGTTTGCTTGACCACTTGATCCTTGTAGTTCCTGCAATTCACACTGAACACTAGATCATGTTGCCATAGATGATACCACCACCAATCCGTGGTGTCCGTCCATAGTATGTCGGCCTCTAACTTGATCGTGTGGGTGAACGGGCTCATATAGAAAGCCTTATGTTCGTTGGCCCATTTGATCTCATGATCTACGCTGTCATCCTGTTTTAACACTTTCACAACGTCCACCGATGGGTGTTCGAACCTGCTCTTTTCATCTGTGATCACACAGATCTGGTTATCTTTATTCCAACGCTTGATGCTCTCCGCGAGTTTTATGCTCAACCCAACATAATCCGTGGTATCGTTGTTCTGCGCAAACCATAGGAAACCCCTAGACATCGGCCAACTCCTTGTTCAAAACGTGTACGTCCTGGTGTTCCGTGTAGTTGATCTGATCGTTGTACTGCCAGGCGATGCCGGTGTCGGTGAATTTTACTACCTTGCAGTCAGACGGCAATGTGGACAACCTAATAGGCAATGTGTCATAACTTATAAATCCATTCGCCTGTTCTAATGCAATAGCGAACGCATAATCGTTACGGAAGTTTTTGCCATATACTCTGTACATCTCGTTGAAATAATGGTAATACTGTTTGACATATTTCACAGTGTCAAAAATACGTTTGGCCTTTTTGCCCTTACGGAATATGAACACCGTGGCCCACACCATATCTATCATGCTCCAACGCCTCTGATCGAAACTGTTTCTGTTAGTGAGATCATATGCATCCTTTGATATCAGAAAATCGTAATCAGTGTCCAGGAACTGCCTAAGATTGTCTGTGAATGGGAAATAGTCGATGTCCATAACGAGTGTGACGTCATAGGGTGACAGTTCGTATGCCATGTGGCGATCCACGTTACGCCATTCAGATCCGTTCTTCCTATTGCCCAATTCCGGTTCGATGAATTTGTAATTGATGAAGCCTAACGGACGTAATTTTCTATACGTGTCGTAGTTTGTAACCACCGTGATTTCTAACTGTAAATTTTTCTTAATTAGGGTTACACACTGCTCCAATATCCTATGATAGGAAACATCCTCTGTGTCAAAACAAAATAATAATACACCCTTGGTCATCAACCACCTCGTTTTCCAAACGTCTTTGACATTTGGTGATACGTGTTGATGGCTTCTTGATTACGAGAGATCAGCAGTTCCAGAAATTCCGTTGGATCAATTATTTCTACTGGATTGTCATTCGTGTCCAATACGAAAAATTTTTCCATGGTTTCCTTCAGTGTTCTGACCAGACAGATGGTTTCAGCATCCGCACGGAATATGTGTTCTCGGTACACCACAACCATCCGTGAGTGTGCCTTCTCCAGGGCGTTGCGCTTGGCAACGGCTATATCATACGAGAGGTCAGATTGTTTTTTTAGTTCGCCAATGTCCATACCACAATTATACAATAATTATGGTGGAAATTCAACCTGGTAAAATTATTACGATGCTGAGTTTGAAACTTCCGTGTTGGAACTAGACTGGATATTCGCGCTCAATCCCTCGGTGTTGTTGGGATAGAACTCGGTCAAGGTCAACGTCATCTGAGGAGCCTCGTTAGGGTTGGCTGGCACACCTGACGTGTTGGGTGAAGTGTACGTGGTGTCATCCGCTGGGTCCTGTGCAATTTGTTGTATGGTCAATGTGACTGCTGTACCCACCGCCGCGTCCAGTTTGGCATTTATCTCTAAAGTGTTTGAATTGTAGTCAGCACCATTGTTTGAAGTTAATTTTAGTAATGTAGTGTATCCCGTTCCTAGGTCATGGAATCCATTGGCCAGACCGTCCGTGGTCAGTGACTCACCCGATCCCGATCTAGTTGATGCTTGTGACTTGAGATCTATGTTACCAAATCCTGAAGCGAGTTCTGAGAACACGGTGTCCTTGTCACCATCCACCGATCCCGTTATCGTGGGTGCGATCCTGATGTAGCCGCCAGCGTTGAAGAAGTGTCTCATAGCGTCCGCTGATGCCCAAGTGATCGATCTCTCAATGGTAGAAGTAGTGTTCCATGTGCCGGAGTTGGTCGATGCACCCGCCGCCTGTGAAGAAATAGCCGTTGCGTTTGGTGATCCCGCCGCTACCGAAGCCGCCAGTGTTGCTAGGTCAGCCTCCACGGCCGCCTTGATGGCTATGGTGTCTCCTGCCGATACCTGTGATCTTGTAGTCAGTGTGTCGTTGGTGTGGTTGGCGATGTTGTCCATCGAAGTGAATAAGGTGTTCCAATGTGATGCAAGGATGGTGTCTCCCGCGCCCACTGTTGGTATCGCGGCCTGTCCAAGACCATATACCCCTGATCCTGTGCCCGCGAAATGGTTGTACCCGTATGGTGAACTTGAACTGTTCACAAACGTGTTGTATTCGTCATCTAAAATTTTTTCTCCTGCTACGTATCCCATAATGTTATTTCACTCCTATCACGCACTCTGTCAGTGCTGTTTCTTCGTTATATTTATGCTTAATCAGCCTGCCCAGGGTGTTAAAAGCGGTGCATTCGTCCAGGTTGGCTGTCCTAGCCTCCCCATTGCCTGCTGAAACTATGCGGTCTCCCGCCTGTCCTGTACCCTTGATCTTGACGAAAACACGCCCTTTCAGTGCTATCATGGGGTGTGTTTCGTTGTTGCCGGCCTGTGCGTTCATTAAAAAAGCCGGAGATTCTGATACGACACCAAACACGGCGTCGTCTAATTCTTTTGTACACTTGGTTATCTCTGCATGTCCGCCTAAGATCACCACATCTCCCACTGCCAATTCACAATCGGCCTCATAACGCTCGGCCAAGTCAGCGTACTGCGCCGATGTTGATACCGCATGTACCACGTTGGCCCTGATGTCCACCAGTGTTGGCGCGCCCAGTTCAGTGTCTGTGTTACCGGACTTGAATGCAGTCCAGGCACCGCCTGCGTTGCCGTAAATGGTTGTTCCGTCGTCTGCGAAGGTCTCGTCCCACACCCAGAAGAGATCCTGTTCCGTAGCACTTGAAGTTTCGCCCCTGTTGACCTTCAGTCCTGAGTAGTTGGGCATTCCCGCCGCGCTTGATATGTTCCTGTTCAATTCTATGATGTTATCCTCCACTGTCAGCGTTGAAGTGTTGCTGGTCACAGTGTCGCCGTCTATGGTGAGGTTTCCTGTTATTCTTAAATCTCCTGACATGCTTACATTGCCGGTTGCTCCTGTCATGGTCATCACGGTCTTTGTGACCCCACCGTCATTTACCTTGAAACTGATGTCTCCGTCCTCCGTGACGTTGGCTATAGAGAAGTTGTCGCCCGACATGGTCATCTCTATGTCATTGCTGGCACCTATCCTCAATCCATTGTCGTTCTGTATCTCCAGGTGTCCCGTGGTTGAATCGTTCTGGTCAGATCTCAGGAAGTTGGCCACTGCGACGCCTCCTAACGCATCTGAATCCGTTGCCGTGCCCCTGAACTTGGCGTTAGAAACTGTGCTTGAAAGTTGTATACCCTGAGCCACCGATGAGAATCCTGCCGCTATCAAGGCCGCCGCGTTCTCTTCTGTGGCGCTCGGTGTGAACGCAAGGTTTGATATCACGCCCACCACTGTGTCCTGTGTGACTAATTTAAGTATAGACCTGAATACTCCTGTGTTGTCCTGCACTACTTCTGTCACAACCTGTGTCACACCCGAACCCGCTATGGAAGTTGGACCGATCAAGGTCCACACAGATCCTGTGTAAACATAGAGTTGATTGTTGGCCGTGTCAAACCATAGGTCACCCTGCACAGCATTCGTTGGTGAAGTTGAGGAGTTGGTAGTTGAACCCACTGGCTTCCACTTGGCCCCTGTGTAAACATTGATCTGTTTGTTGGTCTGGTCGAACCACAACTGTCCCTGTATCTTGTTCACAGGCGCTGATGTGTTGTTGAAATTCTCCAGTACCTTTACGAAGTTTTCGTTCAGTCGTTCACCAAACCCGGCATAGCCCTTACCAAAAAGTGTTAGGTCTGTCGTGGCGGTGTCTATGGTGCCGTCTGGCAGAGTTACTAATAAAGTACCGAATGTGTTGTTAATTTTGTACGCCATGTACGGGTATTTATGCTGGAATCAAAGGCTTTGTGTACCTGCTAAACGGAGTGTAATATCCCTCTAGCCTGTTGTTGTAATTGACATCTCGCTTCATAAGATGCAGAGTGAGGCCTATCTTGTATGAGCAACCGTGCTTACGGTAGTCAGCGGGTGCGTGTAGCACACTGGCATCATGGACTATGGCACACTTTGGACGCCATGGCAATATCTTCTCTATGCTGAGACCCTCGTAGATGCTCATGGGTATGTGTGCGGGCATGATGTCTTCCAAGATCTGTTGATCGCGAGCGCTGTGTTCCAGATTCTCCACGCCATACTCCTCGTAACTCTGGTGGCGGATCACATTAGCGTAGTTGGCGAAACTGCCTATGTCCCTGCCCCTCATGAAGTGCGTGGCCCTGCCCCTGTAACGCTGATTAAATGTCACGTACTCTGACGCATCGATCTTGTCCAGTTCCACTGGTATTATTATGTCCTTGTAGGGTCGATATCCCGTGAGGTGTGTCACGGCATCTGTGTGTAATCCATAGGGTTTTACTGATTTGAAGAACTGATCTCCCACGCTGATGGGATCCGACTGTGCGATGTCACTGTAAAAAATTACGTCATCACCAAAGTGCTCATAGATCTTAGGTCTTACTATGTCCGATATCTTGGCTATCAACATGGGGTACGTGATGTGTAGTACGTGATCGTTGATTGTATGACCAATTGTGTCAAAATTATCACTAAAGAACGATGCCAATGTTTCGCATTCGTGATCAGTGATGAAATCGTCCACCACGTATGATTCTTCATTTTGGTCTTTGAACAAAGTCGTGTTTGGATCATGGATTACATCCATTGACTTTAATTCTTCCTGAGTGAATGGCCTATCTGTTTTGTATTTCACTTGGTATCCTCTCTATGATCTCTTGCCATGGATGTCTTATGCAGAACTTTAGCATCAGCCTATCGTAGTTGACCGGTTCCACCCAATGTTTCAGTTTGCCATTTTCCAACAAAACACACTCGTAGGGAACCTGCTGGTCCTCTACGACCATCACTGGTTGCGTGTCGAACAGGTTTATTTGTATGCTTGTCATGTCATCCTCGTCCACGTGTGGAGGCACATCGTTATTAGCGAAAAGATAGGCAAAACGGGGATAGGTGTTCATCCCCCATATGCCAAGATCCTGCTCCACTTCCTTTGTGAGGTATCTTATGTCCGATCCGTCTTTCAGGTACACTTTCCACCATGATAATTTTGGCTCGAACTTCTTCCACTGATACCATTCACCACGTTGGTGAATGTCGTAGAATATTTTCCTGTATTTCTCTTTGTCTATTCTGTAATCAAGATGGATCAAATTCATAGGCATGATCTCCTTTAAAAAATTTTAAACACTTGTAAAATTCAATGCAGTCCTCTATGTCGTCATCAAACGATATGTTCAAATTTATCCGTTTGTTATTGTTGTTGAATACCGCGTGTCTGACCTGTGTGTTTAGGAACATGGGTTTTGAAATTTCCGCATGCTCAAAACTACAAGGGGCGTAATCCTCACTCAGGGGATATATCAAAGCAGTGTTACGTTTGCCACCATCGGTATGCCATTCCTGCACGGCGTTGGGACGTATCATTAAAAGATAACAGTTCCTCCCATGGAACGTCATGTTTAGATCATAAAAGTTCAGCACAGTAGGTTTCCTGGTCTTCGTGGATTTATGCGTAGTCCAATCCTCGTCTTTGAGACTCATTCCTATTCTGAGCAGTCTGTCTTTGACTTCAGTATCTAGGAACTCAGGTAACTCATAATGGCTAAGATCACTAGGCATCTCTGTAGTCCTTTTCCATCATTTTCTTGTATGACCTTTCAATTATCTGTGCAGGCACCTTTCCACTGTAAATGATATGTAACCGCTGTTCACTGCTGTTGTTCTCTACCCAGTGTTTATCGTAGAGATTCATCATGTTGACCGGATTCGAATCAAAATCAATGATGCCTGCTCTCTCGTTATGGAAATGACATCCACTGGGATTGGTTATGGCGATGTTGGCTCCGTGCAGGTTACTATGCCGACTATCCCTGTGGACTGCGATCTTTCCTCCCGGCTCTAACAGGCTGAAATAAATCCTTCCCACAAAGTTGTCTTCTCCAAAGGTGTCCTTGAACCACTGTACGGTAACGGGACACTCATTAGCCACATCCTTCCAGACATGTCTGTCTTTGCTGACGAACCCATTTTTGTCTGAACTGACCGAGGTTTCAACCGACAGCGGAGCATAAAGTTCGAGGCTATTCCACCCCACGAATCTGGGATCGATCGATCCATCTGTTTTGCGGTGAGGTGATGCTCGATGCTTGACCGCCTCCCACTCCTTGAAGATCCTTTCCTTTGGAACTTCTATTTCAAGTGGCAAGTGGCTAATGCCACTTTTAAAGATTATCCACTCAGCATCTATAGTTAGATCACCAGGCATCTTTGTAATCCTCTGATACTATTTGTTGGGAACTTGGTATCATGCCATTTGGCATTAAATCTCGCGGCCAGCCAATCGTCGTCATAGAACGACCATAACCACTTATCAGTCTTAATGTAGAACACATCATGGCTTTCTATGTCCTCCCACATGTTCGGCTCAAGGTTCTTCCATGTGCATATGGCATCATAGGAGGGGCGGAATCTATTGGAATAATATGTCAGCAGTACCTGATCACAGTGTTTCTTCAACACATCTATTATGTCTCGAGTTTCCTCGAAAGTGAAATGCGTGAATACCGAAAAGGCAACACACACATCGTAATGATTTTTTATCGTTGGCACCCGTTCCTGTCCATGTGGATTGTACATGTGATTGTATCCGTCATAGTGTTCGAACTTGTACTGTGGTAATCGGAATTTATTTTTGTTTATAACCCCTAGATCTATGTCCATTCCTGTATAATTGCCATGTGATTCGAAACTGACAAAGTTTGCTTCGCCGCACCCAAAATCCAACACACTCTTGCCTTCGAATTGAATGAATTGCTCAAAATATTTCCTTATCTGTCCCCTACCCCAGTACCTGCCATACAGGTCTGTATCGCCGTTAGACATATAAAGATAGTTTGCCTGTAGTCCGGGTTTAGTCATCGGTCTCCTTTATGGCAACACCACCTAAAAACATATGATCCATCCAAAACGGTTGGATCAAATTAAATCCCGCATCACTCAACATCTGGTCGATTTCCTTCCAGGAGTTAGGTTTTAACATGCTACGCAATTTCTTTTCCTTTTCCAATATCTCGTCGGAAGTAAAATGTTTGGATTTGTAATCATAGTAGTTGAATGTGAGCATTTCCTGGAATCTCGCATCACTGCACACAATTTTTTCTGCGAAAATGAAGCATCCTCCCTTATTCAATCCTTTGTATATCTTTTCAATCATCGATGCTCTGTCCTTAACTGGCAAAAACTGGAGTGTGAAAAGTGACGTGACCAATGAACAGTTTGTGAATTTATAATCCCGTATGTCGCCATGTATGAAGGACAACCTAGTGCTTGGTTGTTTTTTGTAAACTAATTGCTTTGTATTATCTAGGGACTTTACAAAATTTTCCTCTATCTCGACGCCAACATACTCACAGTCAATGACATTCTTTGCAAAGATCTCATAAAGTAATTTGCCAGTGGAACAACCTATGTCTACAACTGTGGTATTCTGCTCGACGAAATACTGCGATAGATTGACAACGTCTTGTAATAAATTATCGTAACCACGTATGGATTTCTTTATGTGTTCGTCAAAATTTTCCGCTTCGCCGTGTCCAAATGTAAACTTATGGTTCATACTGTTTTACCTCCGAGATGACTGACCAAATCGTTGTATTCCCACGAATGCACCTGATTACAATGTCCGTACTTCTGCATCAAAACAGTTCTACACTTTAGGTCGAAGTGCATTATATTTTCAAAACCCGTTTGCTTACGCTCCTGTACAATATCAGGAAATCCTTCTTCATATATCTTTTTCTTGCTAAGTTCCACGTCTATCTCTCCCCATTCTCCACATTCTGCTAGGTGCTTTGTCCATGGATGATGTAAAAATGACAATAGAATTTCTGGTGTGTATATAAAGAACCCAGGCACTGCTGGTTTTTGTTTTAACATTGGATAACGAAAGATCGACATGTGTCTTTCGTTCCTTTTGACGTACCAAGGCACTTTTGGATATTCTTTTATTTCGTTTTCGATCACTGTCATAGTCTTTAGATCCCACTTCCAATATTTTGAAAAATCTCTGTGTACTACGTTTGTGTTGTAACCCAAAACAGGCACTCCCTCAACTTGATCATATAACCATAAAAATAAAAGCATCTGTGGTGTGGGACAACTTGACAAGTCTGCATATTCAAATGCTTCAGATTCCAAAAACTCTTCAATATCTAGTTTATGTATGATTGGTTTTATTCCGTTTGCATCACAGAACTTGTACGCACATCCAACATCCTGCAGGTTGAGATTATCTGCAAATTCTACGACGTTTACATTGACCGGTATGTCTTGTTCTATGAAACTCCTCAACATGACCTCACTGTCTGAACCTCCACTGTACAGTACGTCAACAGGCAACGACAGAGCATCTACTCTGTCTTTTATCATTCTGGCAACCCTAAAACATTCTTCCTTGAATGTTCCAACATTCCTTGACACGGTTCCGTATCCTGCCCAAAACTTGTCATCCTCGTTTTGCCTAGTGTTATATTCTAGACCGTTGTACCCAAATTTGAAGTGGTTATTTTCTGTGTATTCGAACATCACGTTAACTCCTCGAACCCGATATCATGGATCCCCATATGAAATACTACTCTCTCTTTTGATGGAGGCCTTACTCCGTGTGGTTTCTTTGTGTTCAATACCACCATGGAATGATAAAGTATGCTGTCGCTGTTGGTACCGTCGTTAAAGTACAGCTCTCCTGTGTTTTCCGTTATGGGAATCACAAACGAACACTTACTCTTTTTATCAACGTGTATCGGCAACTCTCCTCCCGCCAGCACCCTGAAGAAATTACATCTGAATTCCCTGGGTCTGATCCCAAACTCGTTCCATATGTTTTTTATGAGTCTCAACAACTTGCGGTCGAAGTCGTGAATCTCTTGTACATAGAACTTGTTCATTTCCTTTCCGCCCGTCGCCTCATTAACATATTCGGAGTACAACTGGTTGCTGTCTTCCCACTTGCCGTTGAAATAACCGTTCCAGAAATCAGTAGGAACCTTGTAATCGGTCTCTATAAACAAGTTTTTATGCCAGTTTTTTTGTATATGCCTTGTCATAATCAAATGCTATCCTGTGGAGTAATCTGTTTTTCATGCCGTCAAAACTCCATCTTTTGTGTATGCTCAACCATTGCTCGGATATGACAAGATCGTTGTCCTGCCACGCATGATGGTAGATGTACTTTTCCTGTGTACAGTGTTCCTTGAGTAGTTTGTGTAACTCCTTCCATTCCTCTCTTGTTGCTCCTTCCACTATATCGTACACTTGCTGGAATGGAAAGTAAAGTCCTTTTTTACCCTCTTTGTTCGTATGAACAAGACTGATAGGGTTTTCATAATTTATTTTTTCCTTTGCTACTGCCATGTTGCTGAACGAACCCACTTTATACCCAGAAGCATATTTTATAGTTTCCAGTTTTCTTTTCATTTCCATTGACAGGTCGTTGTATGCCATTTCCTGGTTTATCCAACTTGTACGTGATCCTGCACTGCCCTTAACGGCGTACAGCCAGACGAATGGGTATCTCTTCACGGCATTGGCATGATGTGTGTGCCAATCCAGTTCCTCGTCGTGACCGAACAGTCCCTTGTCACCTTTAGCATTCAACTCTCCTGTGACTCTGATCACGCCTGGTTCGATCAGTATCCGTTCTTTCTCCGCGGCGTCCTTCCCATGATCCAGTTTTACTGTGCCAATGCTCGAAGCGATTCTCATCTGGTCCTGTATCGTTAGAGTTTGATCTCTGAATATCACCACAAAATGCCTGTTACACAATTTTGCGACTTCATGCAGTTGTGTTACAGAAAGGCTGTTGATGTCCTCGTGTATTGTTAGTGTCCAACCGTTACTGTCTATTGATGATTTCATCCAAATCCTGCTGTCCTTGTAATGATATAATGATGTGTGACCTGGTTGTTGAACCTTTGTTCCATGCCGAATGCCTCATTCCTTGATTCAAAAACCAGCAGGATCCGGGTTCCATTTTTTGATAAACTTTTTCACCAGACTTGTCCACACAGTAGAAACCACATTTATCATTCGTAGTGATAGGTATATGGAAACGCACAGAGTAATCGGTGTTGTAGTCTATGTGTTCGGCCACGTATGCTCCGGGATCCATGATCGCTATCCTGGCCCTCGTGGTCTCCGCCTTGAATGATGTGATCACTTCCTCGAGGTAAGTGCCTTTGACCCAATCCTTGATCTTGTTGTAGTGTCTCTCATCAAGTCTACTCTTGGGTATCTTTTTATCGTATACCCTCGTCTCTTCGTCTGGATTATATTGAGTTAAGGCAATCTGTTTGTAGGGAGATCCATTGACCTCGTACTTGCCGTTCTCGTCCTTCTGTATGTAATTCTCAAAGGGCTTGACATAGTTCCTGTAGTCCCAAGCCATCCTCTTGTTGCCCAGTCCCTTGCGCAGTTCTGATTCTTCAACATCGTTGTCCTGTAGGAACTTGTAGGCGTCCTCTATGGAATCAAACTTCAAGCCGAATGCCTTCTGTAGTTTAGGTGATTTACCCCCAACCCTAACTCCGTATCCATATTTGGTTTTCAGATCATCCTCTGCGACTGGCATGTCCTGTACCACTTTGATCATCCTGTCAACGTCAAACGTTTGATCTAGTTTCAAGAAAGGTGGCAGTTCGTATCTAGTCTTTAATTTCATAAGTCCCCTTGTATTGCCAACACGATTCATGTTTGGGATCACACACCGCAACCTTGCCTTCGTGCATTTTCCATTCCGTGTCAGTTTTTTCGCCCAATTCTATAAAGAGTCTCTTCATAAATCCCGGGTTTCTACATCTACTGATAAACACTTTATTGTAGCCTGCTTCCTTGGCAAATGTCAACTGATGTTTTACCGTGGCTACTAGGTGTGGCCTGGCGATCAATCTCCCATTCATCCTAAGTTTTGGATGTTCCCAGTACCTATTTAGAATACGTGCTTCTCCCTCATCATAATACTCAGGACGGTGCCATACAGAACTAAAACCAAGCACTTCTTTTTCCTTCAGTAGCACAGTGATACAGTCAAAAGCAAACCAATCTATGTTCTCATAGTTGCTGGCTATCTCTTCCGAACCAAAATCTATGTCTCTCAACTGCTTGAGAATATCTGTACGATCCCCTGGGGCGAAAGTCAGCACATCGCACTCGCTGTTCTTGTTGGCAAAATTTTTATCTCCAGGCGTGAACATTGTTCCAGAATTCCTTTTTCTTTTTACCATGCACCAGAAGATGCACACGTTCTTGATCTGAATTGTTCTCAACATAGTGCTCGTAGTGTATGTTTAAAACCAACGGCATTCCGGGCACATAATCTACCTGTTTATTGTTTAAAACGAATCTGTTACCTTCGGGATAACTCAGACAGATGTTTAAAGGTTCTAACCAGTTGCGTTCTGGCACATCTATGTGCTTTGTGATATAACCGTTTGGTTTGATCACAAGGAATCTTATGTCATCTATCCTAGCGTATGGCAAACTCTTTACCCACTCTATTGTGCGTGGACAACGTTCGCCAACATCAGTTACACCTGGCTTTTGTTTTTTGCGATCATACTCCCAATGGCTGTTTGTCTTGTCTGAAGCGAATCCATAAAGGGTCACGGCACACCAATCCTTGTGTCCGTCCTCTGGCCTGTGTATGACTAGCCTATCCTTGATCAGTTCGTATTCCGTCAAAATTTGTTTGACCGGGACATCGAAGTCCATCTGCACGTATTCCACACTGCTGTTTCTATCAAATTTTTGAGTGTTCATGATGATCCTTGTGGTTCCCTTCAAATGGTGCAACCAAATTGATGAGGAATCTGTTTGCAGGACCCTTGGCATCATGTCCGTAAAAATTCAGTATACCAAAACCTACATATGAAAGAATGTATAACATTAGGTTAATTATAACTGCATTTACGCCAAAAAGCAATGTTGTTATTATCCAGTGTGCGGCGAAAATAAGTTTGCCGTACCTGTGGAAAAACATCACTCTTGGATTTTTTATTAGATCGTCAATATATTTTCTTGGTATTTGTTTTACCTTCCATAAACTGAAGAGAATCACATGCCAAGGATGATTCCTAGGACTGTGTGGGTCCTTGTCTGTGTCTGCATAAGCGTGGTGTATCCTATGAACACCTGCCCAGGTCAATGCACTCCTACCACCGCATAACAATCCAAGATATAGAAGTACGATTTCTGCCAATGGACTGGCTTTGTAATCACTGTGTGAGAAGTATCTGTGGTATCCGTAGGTTATTCCAACTGCGGCCACAAGCCAATAAATCATGTATCCATATAATAATATCATGCTAGATATTTAACCGTCATTTCCTTCATGCTTTTACGATCCTACAAATCCTTTATTATTATTTGTTGTAATCATAGGTTGACCTGGTACATCATAATGGTACTGTTCCATTTCAGACCAATTTCTTAAATCTTCACCTTCTTCAACACCACATTTTTCTCTACAAGGACGAGGTGCATTATTAGGATCATCAAACATAATATCCCAAAATGCTTTCCATTCTTTAGAGTGAGTAATTTCTTTAATATCTTTTACCTTATCAAGATGTAAATGTTCACTATATAATGCTTCGTGTTCTTTTGTTAATGGTTTTTTAGATTGAAATGCTTTGCTATCGCACCAACAACAAGGTAACAAAAATCCTAAAGCACTATGACCCATAGTAACTCTATCCCCCACAACACATTTAGGTACTATCTTATCTATTTTCTTTTGTTTGGACATAATTCTCTTTATTTTTAGGCACACCTGCTTCCATATAATGAAACCTAGATGACTTTTTAAGTAACAATTTAATTTTTTTATCTTTACAAAATTTTTTTGCGTCTTCTATTTGACGTTCATTAAAAGAAAATATTATAAATTGCCACGCTACATTAAAACCTAATTCTTTTAATTTTATCATAGTATCAAATAAAAATTCTGAGTCTTGGTTATGACGGTATATATGACTAACATCTGGAAAACCATCTAGTCCTATTTTCCAATATATTCTTTCAGGATATATTTCACTTATTTTTTTATACCAATCAAACTTTTTATTTTTAACGGTTGCGGCTGTGTGTATTGATAGATAATTTATTTTATGTTCTTTGGCAATTTCTATAAATTTTGCTAGATTAGGATTAAAAATAGGATCAGATATTTGACCACATAAACATAAATGTTTAAAATGTTTACATAGTTTTGTCCATTGAGAGATTGAAGTATCGTAACCAGGTATAGGTTTACCTGCAAATCTATTCGTTTGCCTAGAACAAGCAATACATTCTAAAGTACACTTATTACTAATATCTAAATTTACGCTAGGTCTACTAATAAATCTATTATATAATTGTTTATAATTTTGTGAATGACTCATAATCTTCCCAGTCATGTGGTTTATTTGTGGCATGGGTAAAGTGCACCATTTTGATGTCTGGATGAAATTCACCACCCAAATAAACGTAGTCGTTGCCCGTGACCTTGTGGTACAACTGACTGGTCTTGACCTTCCATTTATTTAAATCAAAATTTTTCACACCAATATCCTCTTTGGCGCACCATCTAGCGACCCAACTGTCAGGCACCGTGATCAATTCCAGTTCCTCATTGACGTTGTCTTCAACGAAGTACTGCTCCCCATTCACCGGTCCCTTTGCTATGCCCCTCTTGATGTAGTAGCTCTGCCAGAAGTCTGGGTCTGACATGAACTTGTCATAGATATACCTGCAGTCCTTGGGATAGTACTTGAAGAACCCTCCATTTATCTTGTAGCGTTTCTTTTCTGTGTCTCTCCACCATCCCGGTATCGAAACAAACTGACCTTTCTTTATGGGATACTCAAAAAGTTCTTTATAGTTGTTGACCAAAAGCACGTCAATGTCCATTACAACTATGGGTTCGTCAATGTCTAAAGACATACCATACATTTTATTCCATTGCAGTAATACACCTTCTTTTATTGGCTTTCGTATCCATATAAATTCATACTCCGGCAATTTTTCTTCCAAGTATTTCTCGTACTCTGGACCGTACCTGTCACCTATGCGCACTGCTACAATTTTCATCGCCATTTTATGACCTCATCTAATGTTGGCTTCGCCACCCAGCTCTTGTGATTGAATCTGTCATAGTCTCCATAGCCTATGCCCATGACGAACGCCAAACCAGATCTCAGTGTGATGTCATTGTGTATCGCAGGCTCATAGAAATAACATTTACAGAAAGAAACATCTAATCCCTGTTCCACAGCCAACATCGTTGTGACCATCGCGTTCATGCCCGCCTGCTGATTGAATTGATCCTTATGGATTTTTTCAACCTTGTCAAAAATTTGTTGTAGTTTTCCGCTTTCCCAGTACTTGCCCTGTTTCTGAGATTTCCTCATTTTCTGTGTGGCCGGATAGTACGCCAGGAGATATGGAGCCGTGACCTGGTTGTTGAAGTGCCAACTGTCGTCCTTGATGTACTGCTTGGTCTTGTCTCCGTAATGATAGGCCAACCAGTCATCATATCTCGTTTCCAACTCCTTGGCCATCTCCAGTGTCATGTTGCTCCATCTATTGTGATCATTCTTGTGTTTTCCACACACTGTGCTCATGGCCAATTTCTTCTTCTGCGCAGAATGTTCAGGACCATACACATCTATCTCGTAGTGCCAAAAATTGTTCTTGTGTGGTGTCAGCTCTTTTGCTTTTTCCAGTATTTGCTGTATCAAGGCAACATCGGGTATCCTGTCCTGTTTGAAGAAAGAAATGTTCCTCCTCTTTTTCAGCAGATCTTCTATCATATCTTCGTTCCTATTATCATGAATCTTTTGTATTTGCCGAAATCTTTCTCATAGAACTTGATGTTCCTCAATTTCGACACGTACTGATTCGCGAAATCCTCCACCGTGTCCACACAATTGATGTGTTGTGTTATTTCCCTGTAGTTGTTGCTCTGCAACACGACCAATGTGTGTTCCTCTAATTTACTTATAGTGTCGTAGATCATGGATTGATCAAGATGTTCACAGGATGTACATATAACAATGGAATTTTCAAACTTATCTATTTCTTTGATATCCTTTTCAACAAATTTAATGTATGTTAGGTAACCATTTTTCAAATTATCAGCATCAACTTTCTGCCATAGTTTTTTAGCCACAGTTTTGGCTTGTGGATCAAAATCTACACAATCTATGTGACCTATCTTTTTCAGTGTCAATTTTTTTACCAACATGTGTGCCAACAGTCCATACCAACTGCCTAAAATAGAAACACTGATATTTTTATCCAACGTCTTGCATTTGAAATGGTGAGGATATTCATTTAATTTTTCAATCAGCCAGTCTTTACTAGCATACTGATTTGTGCTGAGACTATCAATGACGTCAATTATTCTGTCTGGACATTTCTCTAACAGTCTCTTTACCGTGTCTAGTGTGTCCCTATCAAACATATTTTTGATTGTGCAACAGTATTGTGTTGTGTTCCACTCCCTCCTGCCAGCTGGATATCTGATCTCCTATGAAATAGTTGTATTTGACGTCTTCGTTGTAGATGTATCTGTCTATACCAGAGTACAATCTCACATATAGATCTCTGTGTTTCATGAACTTTTCAAACACGTGCCGTTGATCGCTCCAACGCATTATCGAAGAGTTCACCAGCGTGTTCTGTGTCACACGGAATTTCAAGGGCGTCTTCAAAGATTCCTGTTTCCATGCACTGCTGTTGACCAAGGTCAACCCTTCGAAATCACTCGCTAAGAAATCAATGTTATCATTTATGGCTATGTCTAAATCAAAGAACAAGCACTGTCCCGTGAACTGTAGTAGGGATAACTTATGGAACACACCACGCAGTTCGGGGTGCGTGACTGGAATATCATACTCCTTCTCTGGTCTATCTGTGAGACATCTAAATGTGTGATCTAATGTGAGATGTTCTGCGACAGAGTTTTTTAACTTTTTATCAAAGTCTCTGGTGTATTTCGTTCCGACGTTAACACAGTATACATCAATCATCAAAGTTATTGTAGGCCACCAACAGCTCGAGCGGTGTCTTTGCTGATCTTAGTTGAGATTTCTTTTCCTTGTCGGTAGACCCCTTCACTTTTTCTGTTTCAAATATTTCCACCTTGGTGGTGAACAACATTTCCTTACACTGTGCGTCGTTTGGATCAAAGTTCAGTATGCACTTGACGAAGTCCTCCACAGATACACGTTGTTTGATATCTGTTTTTGACTTTATGCCAGCGTCCACTATGTCGCTCAGTTGCTGTGCGTATCTCCTGTTCCGGGCGATCGTGGCCTCCGCTATCTTGTCCGTGCTGTATTCCGACACGAGGTCCTTGAAGTCTTGGTTGTTGTAATCAACCGGGAGATAATGATTTATCGCCCGCTTGCCGTCCTCATAGATCACCTCGACTGTGTTGTTTTCTGAATTTGCGAAATACGCCTCTATTATTTTTCCACTGAATATTGCCATTTTTAATCCTTTGTTGCTGTGTTATTGTAGCAGAACAACATCAAAAAGTCAATTATGATTTCAGTATCTTGAATGTGTAGGTGTTTACAGTTGTGGGTGTTCCGTCTGGGAATTCCTGTGCCCGGTAGTCGTTGGAATTGACGAATCTGGTCTGGTAATTTCCACTTCCGCCAGTGAGCTGTGTGTTCACTATGGCTGTGCCCCTGGCCGTACCACTTCCGTCTATGTTGTATGAGATCTGGTATCCTGTCGAGGAGTTAACCACTTGATCTTTGATGTATTCCTGTAGCAGTACACCGATCTCCGCGCCCGAATACTGTTTGAGATTGTTAGACGCATCTATGTACACGGGAGGATTGTAGGTGGGTAACACCCCATCGATGACATGTAGGTAATAGTTGGTTATGGTCTGTGGCTGGTCCTGTGGCTCGCTTATATCAGCGGCCGAATACGCCGAGGTGTCTGCCCTGGTGTCAGTGAATATCGGTGTCGATGATACCAGTGTCGCTCCTGTAACAGAAGTAGATGTCGAAACGAAATATGTTCCTGCCTGGGCACTCGTTGTATCGCCCAATGACATTTGATTTATGGTTGGATACACGAATGTATCTATGAAATCCTGTTCGGTCATGGCCTGTACCTGTGTGCCATTCCAGTAGATTGGGAAGGTCTTGCCCGTATCTGTGGTGGTTATAGATGCTGATCCTGTGACCTGTGTGATACGTTGGAACGAAGTCGTGACCACGCTGGGTTCATCTGTTGTTGCTTCAGACGGATAACCTCCACTTGCCGACAATCCCGCGCCTGCCTGTAGCCTAGTGTCGTCGATTGATGTTAGATTTCCCCCCGAACCAGACACTGTCAGTGTCCTTGAAGGTGATAATGAATAGTAATATGCGCCGAGGGTGTATATGTTGGTCAGATCACTGCTCTTCATCTGCTGAAGTTGTGCGCCGTTGTATATTAAAGGTGTTCTAACAGTCATATGATTAGTTATTATAAAACATTCCTAGGAACATTTCAACCATAAAATTACGCTCCTGCGCCGTATATGGTCTTTAGTACCGTTCCCGTACTGCTCAGGATTTGTAATGATGTGCTTGATGCGAACATGGTCGATGTCACTGTGCCAGTGTCTCCAGTCGTTACCACTGTACCTGTGACGTTTGGTATGGTAATGGTCCTGTCCGCAGTTGGGTTGGCCACTGTGATCGTGGTTTCGAAAGCGTCATCTGATGATCCTTCGAAGATGATTGTACCACTGGTTGTGAGTTGTATGCCCGACGTTGTTACAGCACCTGTTAATGGTCCTGTGAAAGCGGTCGCGTTCACAGTGCCCGCCACATCCAGTTTGGTACTAGGAGTTACTGTGCCTATACCTACCCTAGACTCGGCTCCATCGATGGTCATCACCGTAGTGCTGGTTCCACCATCATTGACCTTGAACGTGATGTCTGTGTTCTGTGCCGTGTTTGACAATATCACACCGTTGCTGTCAACTGTGATAGAAAGGTCATTGTCAGCACCCACGGTAATACCTGAGTCATTGACAATACCCAGTGTGCCTGTTGTGGTGTCGTTGGCGTCTGATCTGAGGAACGATGCCGCCGCTATGCCGCCAAGTTTATCTGCGTCTGTGGCAGTACCGTTTAATTTGATTCCTGAAGGTGAAGTTGTGAATGTTATTCCCTTGTACACAGTTGGGAAACCTGTTATCGCTGTCTGTGGCGTAAACTCCGTGTCCGAAACTATGGCTATCAGCGTGCCATCACTGTACCATTTGGTTATGGGTTGACTAGCTGTGGTGGAATCTGTGACTGCTTCATACACGAAACCATTTAACGAACCTGTTGAAGTTGGTGGACCGACCAGCACACTCTGAGATCCGTCATAGTAGAACAGTTGTCCTACATCTGAATCTATCCAGAGGTCTCCCTGTTGTATACCACTTGGTTGTGTGGATTGGTAGGGAATGTTACCCCCGGCAGGAACGAAAAGGTTCCCTGTGTAGACTTTCAATCTGTCAACGTCACTGTCATACCAGAGTTGCCCTTGTACTGGTTTGGTCGGTGCCGAATCGTTGGCAAAATTTTCCAGTAGATGGAGGAAATTCTCCGCTATCAGCTCTCCATAACCCGCATAACCCTTACCAATGAAACTGAGATCCGTCTGTGTGTTGACCACACCGTCCTGTACTATGTACTGGTTAGGTGAAGCGGCGCTGTTTGTCTTGTTTACTGTGTAAGCCATCCGTTAGTATCCTGTGTTACCACCTGCTGTAGTTCCACTCACTGTATTCGAAGTTGACAGTGCTGTCGAGCTCGTCTCAGTGAACGTTGTTAAACTTTGAATTCTCAGTGTGTAGTCGATCTGTATCAACCGGTTAAGTGATTTCTGTACTGGGTGGAAGATCACGTGTGTCAGTAACTTGTTGGTCGCTCCGTTCTCAGATCCTTCCCATGACTTGAGACCCAGTTCATCAAACACATAGTCACCGTTGAAGTTGGTCGTGTTGTCGAATGACGCCTGTCCTGTGGGTTCACCGTAGTCCAGTGTACATGTACACACGATGTCAGTGAATTTATTTCCTGTGATATGTCTCACTTCCATCTTGTTCCTTGTAGTATCTTTGTTTGTTGCGGAGTTGTTGTCGATGACTTTGTAATAGGTCTGGTTATATAGAGTGGCGTTTGTTCCAGTAGAGTTGGGTGTGAGGTAAGTTATGATACCTGTTGGGTCGACTGAAGTACCACCATTTCCAAAGGCCATCTCATGTATGAATCCCGTGCTCTTGTTGGCCAGCGAGTTGGCCATGGCCTGACTCATGTTCTCATAGTGTATGGCGTTGCGCTTGTCCACTATGACCTCACCCGTCTCTGGATCGAAAATCTTGATGTGCCCAGTCATCATCACTCCGGTGTGATCCTGTGGCTTCTTGTTCTCTTCTTTTGATTCTTGTGATTTGTTTTCCTGTGTCATCTAGTGTATTTATTCAGGTGCGTTTGTGGGCTCCTCTGCTATGAATTGGGCCTGTTGTGATGTAGAACCCTGTAGTCCTTTACCATCAGCAGGATTACCATCCTTCGCAGTGTACCATACCTGTCCTCTCTTGTGTAATATCTTGATCTGTACGGCGTCAGCGGGTGCTGTGCTCAAAGTGACAACATTGGTGCTTCCGTCCACAGAATAGTTGATAGTTGATCCATCCTCGCTAGTGAGCAACAATCGTTGGCCACCAATGAATATGTCTAACTCACTAGCGAATGATGGGGTTTGTGATAGAGTGAACGCAATCGTACTGCCATCACCTGTGAAGGTGTTGGTGTATATCGTGTCCACGTAAGGGATGGTTTGAGTACCAGACGCGTCTACCACTGCTGTGCCTGATCCATGCTCCTTGACTCCTGTTCCCAACGTACCACGCTTGATCTGTCCAAGTTGGTTGTTGGTCTTTGTAAAGTATTCGATTCTCTCCTTGCCTATGAACACCACTCCCGGTATTATGGTGCTAACCGTGGACCCGTCTAGACCAATCACAGTCTGTGGGTTGGCCAATACTGACCCATCCGCCACCGTTATGGTCTCGTCATCCACTGATAAAGTCTGCGTCAGTTCCGTGGTGTGTGTCTTAGAGATACGCTTGTAGAAAGTCCTGTTCATCATGTCCTTGAATATCCTGTAACCGGTTGCGCCCGTGGCAGTCTCTAATGCGAAGTACATCACATCTAATCTGTCAGATGACACGATTGTCTTGCCTGATATTGTGATAGTGCTTCCTGAAAGTGTGTAGTCGAATCCCTGTGCTAATTGCTGACCGTTCAACCACACGAACATGTATGAAGAGTTCAGTGGTGTGTAGTACAGTTCATGTACACCGCTCGGTCTCCCCTCCAGCACTTCTCTCCTCATCTTAGTTCCAAGAGCATTATTAAAAGTAGTCACCCTCAACACGGAACCGTTCGTAAGTGTGTGACCGTCTGCGGCGATTTGAGCAGTGTCTAGAACTAGTGCTGATGAACTGTCCCCGCCGTCGATCGTATAATGTTTATCAACCAAGGTCGTTATGGCTATCACATCTCCCTCCACTGCACCTGTACCTTGCATATGCACAGTCTGTGTCACAAGATCAACTTCATAGTTTCCCTCCTGAGCCACGGTGCCCTCTACTAATTTCCTTCCGTTGTAGTGTACCTCGATCTGATCTTTACTGGTGATCACCTTGGCGGGATCCACCGTCGAACCATCACTCAGTCCAGATGTTACACCAAATGAGTATGTGGTTCCGTCACCCACGTAATATGTGGTGTCTGGCCCTCTTAAAACTTTTCCGTCCAGTTCCACTATTGTGAGTGCGTGGAAAGGCGAGACCGATCCCGGTGGGAATGTCATCGGCAAGGTTGTTGTGGAACCGTCGTATATTATGTCCTCAGCTCTGATCTGTGCCACGCTCCTGGATATGCCTGTTTTCTGGAAACCTGCCACTTGTATGAAATCTCCTGCCGCTGGCGGTTCAACGAATGTTATTGTCAAAGTGTTTGAGAAACTGCTTCCAGAAGACACGGTCGATGTGAACGCCGTTGTAGGTAATCCATTCTTGGTCACGTAGATCTCAGACGCTGTTGAATCTATGTTGAAGTCTTCCCTCACAGATGTTGCGAACTCCACAGTCGATCCATCACCCGTGTACTGATCCAACACCCTGTAATTCTGTCCCGATATAGCAAACACTTTTGTTGTGATGATGCTAGTGTTTGCTGGTGCTGACGTGAATGTGATGGTCTTGGCCGCTACATCCACTGTGTAGTCTGCCGCTGTCGAACCATCCAACGAAACTTTTTTAGTTACTCCGTCAACTGTCACCATGACTGATGCCAATGATCCTGGATATTCCCCTATAGAATAAGTGGTTGTGCTACCATTACCTATGTAAGTTTTCTCTGTGATGAAAGGTACGCCCGATTCCGGTGAAGTGTACACCTTGATGTCCACTGTGTCAAAGATCTGTCCTGGCACGACTTCCTCCGGTGCGTAACTGGTTGTGGGAGATAGGAACTCATCGCCATCCACGTTGATGTCTGAAGGTGCTGATCCCAGCGCCGAAGCATACAGTCCATCCTTGGTGAACAGTCCGCCTTTGATTATGGAATCAAGTGTCCTATCGTCCGTTGGTGTTAACACACCGTCGTCATCCGCTGGTATGAATTCTACTAGTGCGTTCTCGTCTGGTGTAGTGCTCAAAGTGAATGTTGTCGTGCTACCGTCTCCCGTGATCACATCTGACAGTTTGGTTCTTGTGCTGTCATCTTTTGATGTGTAAACGTAATACACTGATCCACTGGCCGGAGCCGTCGGGAAGGTATATGAGTTAGTTGATCCATCTGCTAGGAACGGCACCGTCCTTGATAATCCGTAATTGTCCCATGGGTAGTCATACCAAGCCGACTGATCCCAGCCCTGGCTCTGTGTGAATAATAGTCCTGTGACCATGGTTCCACCGTAGTCCACTCCCGACATTACCTGTGAAAGTTCGTTGCCCGGCATTCCCGCCGCCGGTGTGTAGAATCCCTTGATCCTGTCCGCCGCCGTCAATCCTGACTCATCACCATAGTACTTGCTGACAGCACCTATGTTGTCGTCGAAGTCGGTGGTGGATGTGAAAGGACTGACCGCCTTGTACAATTCGTTGTCGTATCTGATCTTGTCACCGTAGGCGTAACTGGTGTTGGCCGCCCAGTTGACCACTGTTGACGTGCTGGCTATCCTATCAAACTTGATTGTGGTGTTGAAATCCCTCACCAGGTCATTGCCTAGATTAGCATAGGCCTTGGCCACGTCTGTTGGTGTTGAACCGTCCGCCTTACCACCTGTTATGGTCACCGTTGGTGTGGTACTATAACCAAATCCTATACCCGTCACAGTGATTGAAGTCACCGCGCCACCACTTATGGTCGCCGTTGCTGTGGCAGATGTTGAGTCATCGCCAGTGATTGTTACTGTGGGTGCCACTTCATATCCGGATCCACCGTAAAACACAGTTATAGATTGTACGTGCTTCCTGTGGTAGTCATACCACAACTGCCATGGGTACTGCGTGAGCCTGGTGGTCTCTGTGGCTGGGTTGATGGATCTTATCTTGCCAATGCTCTCGTCATAGAACGGTGGATTGTCGAAATCGGTTATGACACCATCGTGCTGTTCCGGCGCGTTGTAGCCCAGTTTGTACTCTCTTAATTTTGTGTGGAAAGGTTTGACCTCATTGATGTAGCTCTCTATCCAGTCATCCGTTCCCGTGGTGTATGTTTTCCTCTGGTCGAACTGCCTCACCTTGTTGACCGCTGTTATGAAACTGGTCTTGAACATCCAATCAACATAGGTCTGTTCTTCCAGCACCTTCCTCAATCCCGTGAAGAACAGTGTGTTGTACTCGAATTTAAGGTCACCTATGAACAGGTCATCCCTCAATGCCGTCAATATCTTTCTCGTCTCAGTAACCGGTTCTTGGTCAAAGGTGTTGTCATCAAAGTTGTCCTCACCATCATAACCTGTGGCGTCTTGTGAATAATCATAGAGCTTAGTGCTCAATCTAATTGTGCCGTTTTCCGTGCCCACGTTTTCCCATCCTGTGGCCGTCCTCATGAACAGTTTCCACCCACCAGTGTCTGCACTGGTCACTTTCACATGTTTTCCAACTGCTAGGTCGAGGGCGTCAAGTTCGTACTCGAAGGTCACTTGTTTGTCGATCACGGTGTTCTCGTCGTGTACCATGTCGCCGTCGGTCTTATACCAGTCAGTGTAACTCCAGTAGTTTGATGTGTTGTATGTCTGTATCCTCGTCCTAGACCATTCCGTGCCATCCCATTGGTATATCGCCCAGTAGTTGTTTGCGGTCTCGTCTGATTTCACGAGGTAGTTCACTGTTCCTGACAGGTCTCCTGTGTTCAAGTATCCCAACTCAGCATAGGTATCCACCTGCCCGTCCCATAGACCGCTGGCGCTGGTCGGCTCTGGCTCCTTGGCGTCAAGATTTGTTAGGCTTATCTGTCCCACCAGTTGGTTCTTCTTGAGAACCGAATTAGCGTAATCGATTATCTCCTTAAGTGCTGAGAATCTATCCACGTACCAACTCTGTCTTGGTCTGATGTTGTTTCCATATTTCTGGTTCAAAGATAGATCCACGTCCGGAACGGCATCCCCCGAGATATTCTTACCACACAGTGAATCCCACCAACGAGACTCGATCTGGTGTCCTGGCCTGTAGTCCGGATCTCCTTCTCGTACTAGTTTCCATACCGAGTGTGCGTCTCCGTCAAATGAGTTGGTTCTGATGTCCACGTTCAACACGATATCGCTGTTGACGAGATCGTTCACGCCATTTATGATCAATTTGTTGGTGTCTGTTACCGAGTAATATTTCATGCCTGAGTTTTCCGGGTTCCTGATCAGGTTCGCCACCAATGCCGTGGTGTTCTTCCTGTTCACCACCGAGTTTGACGGGATCGATGACCTGTTCTTGACCCAAAAGTAGTACCTGTTCACAAATGTATCTACTCTAGAATCGTATTTCTGCACCACTGTGAAGTTTTCAGATGCCTCTCCTGTCACTGATGAGAATGCACCCTCCTGTGTGCCTGACAGCGTGTTCCATTCAGTTGGAGTAAACTGAGATTCCGTCCATTCGTAAATGTCTATGCTGGATCCTGGGAAAGTTTTGCCCCAGTTGTTGACCTTGTATTCCTGCGTGCCTTGTTCGTACCATAACCATTTCACTGTTGAAAGGTCCCACCATACCTCACCAATGTGGTTTTCGGCCCATGGTGTCTTGGTGTTGGCATTGTCACCGGTATTGTACACTGCCGGATCCCATGGAGACTTGATGTTGATTTCTCTATCTGCCACTCCCAGTATCCTACCTTTCATTGGATCATATAAATCGTAGTAATCCCTGATCTGCTTGGTCTTGTTATCAAAGTCAAATACCTGTCCAAGTTTGGCTATGTCTACTAATACCGTTTCTGTTGTGATGTTCTTCCATGCGTACTCGTCCTCTACCTTTAGGTCATAACAATATACTGTACCGTCATTGGTCAAGCCAGTATTGCCCTCGTCCTTTGGTGCTCCTATGAACAGGTTGTTGTCGATCATGCACACGCCCCTACCGAAGTCGTCGTTCTCCGAAACGTTATCTGATATTATTCTGTCATCCAATACAAACTTGGTATTGTACACCGTGGCAGTGTATGCCGCACCAGAACCTGTGTTGAGGTCAATTATATTAGTGTCTTGTAGGTCGAAAGTGGTCTCACCTGAATCAAATTTCATTGGTCTAGGATTGGCTGATTTCTCAGCACCTATGATCAATCTGGTTCCCGATTGGTTCATTGACAACGATGAACCGAACTTGGCATCAGAAATGTCCCCAGGCTCGTTTATGGTCTGATCCAATGTGTAGGTGTTGGTCGATCCATCCCTGTTCCATTTGTATATGTAGACTGCGCCCGCGTCGGCCTGATCTGCGTTATCCACTCCTGGTGCGCCTATGGCCAGTGTCGTACCGTCCTTGCTCATCGCAATCGACTCACCGAACGACGTATTCAAAGTTGAACCATCTTGTTCAACACCTGTCAATGTCTGTGCCAGTGCGAATGAGTTGATCGTGCTCTCGTCATTTGCCTGTGATGTCCTCACGAATATCTCGACCTTGCCGGCATTGCCTGACGCCACGGAACTCACGACAAGTATGTCGCCGTTGTCATTGACTTCTAGTTTGTGTCCAAACCTCTGTCCCGAACCACCCGCTGGAGCATCTATAATTAAATCCTGTGTCCATGTGTCATATGTAGAACCATCAGCGCCAATGCCCCAGGTGTACATGTACACCCTACCTGTGTCGTTGTTGTGTCCTGGTGCTGTCACAAACAGATATTTCTGGTTGGTGCTTCTAGTTGAACTTGTTGTTGGTTCAGCAATCTTGTGTGCCCATCCAAAATTCAGATCTTCATTTGCTGTGGATCCGTCTGTGGGTGCAGTCAATGTTGAAAGAGGACCATACTTGAATGTGTCTGGATCCCATACGTAAATCTTGATTAGCCCTTCGTTGTAATACCTAGTGCTTCCGTCATTGGTCAGTACATTCGTGTATGGTGCACCTGCGATCACGAAGTTCTCGTCTGTGCTGATCGACAATGATTCACCCAACCTGCTGGTGTTGTCATCGTTGTCGGTCATCGTGGTGGTGGCCTGTACGGAATATTCCGTACCAGCACTGTGACTAGATCTGAATAAGAAGTGTATTTCGCCTTGTCCTTTGCCTGGTGCCGATATGACTGCTGTCCTTCCGTCGTTACGCGCCACTACACGGTATCCGAAATCTTGATCTGCGGTCGTTGTGTCTGGGGACAGCGTCCTAAATTCTGTGTATGGATCCTGCTTCTCATAAACACGCCACAGCCCTGAACTGTCCGCGTCAGCGAAAACCTTGTCGCCCTCTACCTTGACCTGTTGGTTCTCATCCTTGTCATTGTAAACATTGTAGTTGATCCTGTCATTAACATTGTCCATCGAACTTAACCTCACGGAAACAAACTTGTAAACGTTGCCGTAACTGTCCGCCGTTGAACCGTCCGCCAGGGTCGGTATGAAGTCAACATTGTCATCGTAGTCCACTATCACGGTCTTGTGGTCCGGCACGCTGGCCACCTGGAACACCCTGTTCAGTGTCGTGGCCTCACTGTTTGAGATCGCGAAGTAGTCGGCCTCGGTGGTGTTTGATCCTGCTGACAGTCCATGTGAACCTGTGAACTGTATCAACAGTCTCGTGGCATTCTCTGAAGTGCTAAGTTGATCTATCTTGATTCCGGCACTGGTCAGCCTGAACACGTCCCAGTCCTTGTTCTGCTTGTTGGCGACCCATATGAGATCATTCTTTGTGATCGAGTTGATGTCAAGGTTCAGTAGGTCTGATATGTCAAACGCCGTGTGCTGTACCTGTTCCGTTTGTGGATAACCCGCTGTCTTGTACACCTGTGCCTTGTCCCTGTCCACCCCGGCCTTGGTATAGTCTAGGAGTGAGAAAGTGCTGGCGGCCGTATACTCCACAGGTTTCCTGTAAAGAGTTTCCTTGATTACCGCCAATGATCTTCGATATTCTTTCGTGTCTGCTGTGTTATCTAATAACTCGATGCTCTGGGGATCTGCATTAACTTGATCATCACTCAAGGTGATCTGTATGTTTTCCACGGAGTCTGTGTTGCCGAACACACCGGTCCTGATCATCCATTCTGGGTAGAGGCTTAGATTGATGTCTGAATTTTCATACTTGGCCTTGAGCAATTTATCGATCGCGGCCTGTGTGCCCTTCTCTCTGATGTATCCTTGATAAAACTTGTACTGTGATACGTCATTCACAAACAAGTTCTCTAGGTAATCCCTCGATTGGTAACCTATCAGCCTCTGTGCCAACTGTTGTTGTGATTCGTCGAAGTTGTTGGTCTCGAGATTGTAGAAATCATTGAACTGAGATATCTTGTAGTCGAAGTTGGGTATCAGTTGCGGTGCTGGCTTGTCTGCTTTCAGCGTCCAATTAGTGCTGTCAAATGTACCAGTCGAGTTATGATTGATCTTCGCAACATAGAACTTGCCTTGGTACTCTACAGAATCACCTATCCTATAATTGGTGTTGTCTTCCCAGTACGTGACCTGCGCGGCGTCGAAAACAAAACCTGGTGCGTAATAGTCGCCATTCCAGTTTGCTGTTTTCCAGCCCACTAGTTTCAACCTCTGTTGTCTGAATCCCGTGAATGGTTCATATATTATGTCTGAGAACACTGTGCTGTTGTCAAATATCAACACATGTTCCTTCTGAACTGTGTTTAATGAAATATTGTATAACCCGATGTCTTGGGATTTGACACTCAAGTCAAAAGTTTTACCAACACGTTTTGTTGATATCTCACGTATGTCTATCTTCCTACCTCCAGCGTCTAACAATGAGTAGTCGCCTGCAAGGTTCCTTAACCTACCAACTATGCTGTTGTTGGTATCTAATTCAAAACCGTCCGCGGCCGGTGACACTGTAATTGCCGAACCAGGTGACCACTCTTGTGTGGTCCAGAACAGGAATTCTCTGACTGCGTTGGTCCAGTTGAGTGTCTCCTTTATCTCATTCGAATATTTGTTGAATCGGAAACTCTGCGATTCTAACCAGTGTCCATATCCCAGTAGGAAATCCGCCACGTCCTGAATGGTGCTGAACACATAACCATAAGGTATGGTCTGCACGGTCTCTTGATAATTCTTGTATTGTGAAACAGCCACTGACCCTGTTACAGATAATGTGCCAGCGACAGTGGATTTTGCTGGATAGTTGAACTTGAAGTAAGGTTTTGTTGTTGAGTAACCCAGCACTTTGTATCCTCCCAACAGTGTCGACCCGTCTACACCTATGTCCGTGTTTTTTTCGATCAACACGCCTGAGTAGTTAAAGCTCTCAACCGGATTGGATGTTCTAAACAGAATCTTGTAGTTCTCGTCTGGTATGAATTTAGATCCCGAGGTGGATCCCGGAGAAACAGAATCGGTCAGTACCTTGATGTTGTCCTTGTCAGTGAACCCTCCCAACTTGTAGGCCAACTGCACATTCAAGTTTTTCATCTTGTCATAATAGAATGTTTTTGGATCTAGGTTCTTGGCCACCATGTGGTTTACCACAAAAACTTGGTACCCCGCTGTCTGATATCTCGTTGTTATTCCCGTGTTGTTGTCCGTCAAAGTTTCGAGGTGATATTTCGCGTTCGAAAGTTGTTTCCTTATTCCCGTGTCGGCGTATATCTGGTTCCCGGCAACGTTTGTGGATAACCTGGAAACATCAAAGAAGTTCGAGAAGAACTTGGCCGGTTTTGTTATGGCCAGTGTCTTCATGACCGTGAAAGGGTATGCTGACGACCTTCTCCATGCCGTCTCCGCTGGTGCTTGGTCACCAAACTTCCAAGGCTGTCTCCTGCTTGGTATGTCAAAATTATCTATCAGTCTCGCCGCGATCGGATCGAGCAAGTTACCCGAAGCGTCCACTGGTAGATAGTTGGCGATGCCTGGCTTGCCATACCTGCCGGCCGCTGTGGCAACCGCGTTCCATAGTATGTCATTGCCAGAAGTGTAGGGTGCTGGTCCGTAGGTGTCATCCCATGTGCTTGGTTTCTCGGAGTACCCCAACATCTCCCATGGTCTAGTGTGTGGTGCGTCTGTGTCGTAGTGGTACTTGTAGATGGCCCTCCAGTGTCCTGGCAGTTTAGCACCAGTCAGTCTGCCCGTCGAGTTGGCATAGTTGTAAGTGAACGGAGATCCCTCCGAGAACGTTGTGTTATTGATGTACTGCACACTGTTACGTCCCGCCCACACATAGAAGTCAGTGCCCATGATGTCATCTATCTCTACGAGGGTGTAATCTGTAGATTTAAACGCACTTGGTAGGACATCATGTATGTCTAACAACGTGCTGTCGTATGCTGTCTTGCAGTTGTTGTATATCCTCTTTTCGAGTTCCAGTATCAGATCATCACGTTCATCACCGTAGGCCTTGATTATAGATCCGTCGTGTCTTCTTATTACTGTAGTGTTGGTTGTGTATGTGTCATCCGTGAATAACTCGGGTTTGAATTTTGGATACATTCCCAACTTGGTAGGCGTTGGCGGTATGTAACTTCCAGTTGTGTCGGCGTAATCCTTGATCACTATTGTGTCGCCCACTGCAAGTGCTTTTGATATGTTTATACTATCGTCGGTTGTGCTGAATGTGTAATCTGTGCCCAATACAAGTTGTGTGTCATTAAGATAAACGTATACCGCCCTGTTACTCAGTGTTGTGACATTGTGCTGTGAATCCATAGCGTAATCTTTTTGGGAAGTGCCCTGTACCGTGTATGTCCTTGTTGAGACGTTTTGTCCCCAACCCACCATATCCTCGTAGAAAAACGGAAATGAACTGTTCTTGCCTACGTTAATACTTTCGATTATCTCATCCACACGATCTCTAGCCACACCCTCGTATGCCGTTCCGATTGCTTTTGTCAAGAATGCGTTGTACCATTTCTCGTATTCCTGGTTGACGTAGTCAATGGCCGCGATGGCGTTTGCTTCCTGGTCCACTAGATTGAATATCGCTGGCACCAACGGTGCCTCGTGTTGGTGTATAGTACCACCTTTCAATCTCGCTTCCGGTATGTCCCTGAGATTCGTAGCACCTGGGACCGCGCCTGTGAGATCTTGGTTCTTGTCAAATATGTCAGTGACATGTTTCAGTATCTGTCCATACGTGAACGTGCCTATGGTCTGGTTTAAACTGTTCGTTGAGAGGTTCTCGGGTATCTCATAGATGCCCTTGTTAGTGACCTTGATGGCACTGCTGTAGCCGGCTATCCTGATTTGATCATTGACTTTCAGTTCTTTGACGAATCTCACATACTTGTTGGTTGTGCCGTTGACCAAGGTGTAGTCCGTGGTCAGTGTCTTCCTCACACCATTCACTGACACACTTATCTCCAGATCCGTTAATGACGCGGAGTTGGTGTAGAAATCAATTGGAAAGAGTCTCTTCTCTGTGTCATCGACTATATGCGTCCTGATCACACGCTGTTTGCTCTCGTTGGTACGCTTGATCCAAGCACTCTTGCTATTGTGCGTGGTCCTGCCTGTTGTGTAGTGTAGGTGTCCCTCGGCCAAGTTCTTGGTCACTGTCTTGCCATCCACTTGATATGTGAACGTTCCTGACGTATGATCAGATTCGAAAACCATGTCTCCCACGTTATTGATGGTGTTGTACTTGACCTTTATACCCAGCACCGTGTCTGTGGTCGCAGTGTCTGACGTGGCATAGGCAAATACTTTGGCTCCTGCGAATGACGAGTTGGGATACGCCGTGGCGTCGTCGAAACTGGTGTGGTTGTTGTCGTACATGTTGAACAACGGCTGTTGGTTCAACGCTGTCTTCTGTTGTGTAATTTTCCATGTTGTGGAAGCGGCATCATAGTAGTATGACTTACCCTTGTTGTTAACTCCACCTTTGACAAACACCGTGTCCTTGTCCAGTGCCGTGCCGTTAGTGTCCTCGTTCAATGTCAACGACAGCACCGTGGAATCACCTGCGTCGACGAAGTTGGCCACGTATACCTTACTCCTCACCAACGGATCGGTGTCCGCCGAGAATATGATCCTCATGCCGTCTGTTATGGCAGTCTCGTCACAGAAGTATCCAAACTGTCCTGAGACCTGACTGAACGCGTCCCTGGTGGTCGTGTCGAAGAGGTCCACTGGATTCTTGGCCACTGTTCCTGAGTTGTACAGTGACAGTCCCGAATCAAATTCAATTATGGGTCTCTTGGCCCTGTCCGTCTCATCAAGAACCGTGCTTGTTCCATTTACCTGCGACGCTTTTTCTATCACGGATCTGTGGAACCACCTGTTGTATCTTGACCATGCGTTGTGATCTAGTGAATCCCTCTTGATTGTTATGTAATCCTTATCCACCGGAGAACCATCCGTGGCGTAGCTCTCTGGAGTGGCCAGCACCGTGGTATCGGTCAAGGTGATTGCATCTCCAACCCCCTCTACGTAGTATTCCTTGTTCCTGTACGCGGCTGGGACCTTGCTGGAACTGAACTTGATCTTCATGCCGTTTGAAAATGCCAGTGTCCTCAATTTGTAATTCTTGACTCCCACTATGTCGTCGGCCACGTTGATCTGTGATGTGGAGGCCACTGTCCTTATGTGTAGTATTCCGTACATGCCGTCATGATTACCACACTGGTAATATAAAGTGTCGGGTGCTCCGTCTGGCACCACAAATGTCACAGTGCCCTGATCAGCACCGTTGTTGGTCACACCAGATGTGTACAACACCGATGTTGACCCATCAGCGCCAATACCGTCCCTGCTGGGCTCGGTCATTATGTAGAATGGATGTCCCTGTGCTTCCACTGTGAACTTGTAGGTGTTGCCCCTCCAGAGCGTCATGTCTGGATTCCTCTCGTTCTCGAGATGTCGGAAAGTGTATGCCCTTCCGGAAGATCCGTCATCGGGTAGTGCTTCCACCTTGTATTCCGCTACCGCACCTGTGCCGACTGAATCAATTTCTATGGCGCTCGGTCCATTGGGTAGCCAGTAGTATTCTCTGTAGTTGACCAACTTGTCGTAGTCTATGGCCGGGTTCCAACTGTACACGGTCTCCTTGTTGAGCCTGTCATGGTTGTCGACCTTGCCTCCTAGGTACTGGATCTGATTGATGTAGTCGTCATACGTTCCTGTGAACTTGACCTGGTCCTCTGGATTCACCGAAGTTGTGTCTCTGTCCGTGTATGTCACGGCTGGTTCCAATTGATATGCGAACCTATCCCTGCTGGTGGCGCCTATGTATCTGTCTGTGATCTGCCTGGTGTAAGCGTCCTGCCTTCCTACGAACCCGTCTAATCTCTCCAGTTGACCTTTCTGTACTAGTGGATCTAAAGTGCTGGCCAGGAAACGCTGGTTGGTGTCGGTCCTGTAAAACGCTGGTAGGTGCTGTACCGTCCTACGATACTCGTTCGTGCCCTGCTTGACGACTTCGTTGTTGGTCAGTGCGTTAATTGGATCGTCGGCCATTAATATCCTGCCCCACTACTGCCGGTGCTTGAACCGGAACCTGTTGTAGTAGAGCCTGATACCGCTGATCCTGTGGTGGTGTTGATAGTGGCAGTTGATGTTGATGTGACCACAGTTCCCGAAGCCTCAAGTTGATTGGCTCCAAGCGCTGTTATTATTGACACATCATCAACGGTGGCCCCACTGATGAAAATCTCGTCTGCCGCTGAGTTTATCTGAAACAGAGACCCAAAACCCTGTCCTGATTGGTTTGGTACTATCACAACCGTCAGTAAGTCTGGTGCTAACTGGTTGTGTACATATGCGGCTAATTCTGTGAAATAGAAAGTGTCTCCGAAGTCCCAGTTGTCTAAGGCAAAGAACTCGTTTATAGCGGCGATCACCCTGGTCTTGATCACTGCGTCTGTGACATTGGTTTTTGAGTTCTTCACGACCTTGAATGTTGCTTGAAGTTCTTCATTGGCACTTGTTCCAAATAATATCTTGTACTTGACCGGATGATACACTATCTGATCGGACAGAGATTTCAATGGGTTTAACACACCCGAATAGTTTATACGCAGTGTGTCTGAAGTAGATGTTGTGGGTTTTGATCCACCGTCCTGTAGCCAAATCCTGAATAGGTTGTCATAGGTCCTCTCCAATAGGTAGACATCCACTATGTTTGAAACGCTAGGATCTATCCTGGTCTCTTGTCCTGCGTGGTGTTTGTACTGGAAGTCTATAGAACTTCTGCCTCTCCTCGCATAGTAATCTGTGGTTGTTGTCAAAATGTTTGTGGTTGAACTGTACTTCTTGACAACATTTTCCGTGTCTGCGTAAAAATAAAATAGTTGTCCGTCGGTGTATGTTGTTGTGTTTAGATTGATGTCAGTTTCGTTCTGTGTCACCACGAAGTTACTCGCCGCGTAAGGTCGGAATCTTTCTATGGTGTCATATGAGATATACTTCTCGAAGAACACGAATTTTGTAGACACCGATGTGTCTGGTTCCACGAATATATCAAACAGTTCTGGGTTGTCTACGACGCCGTCGTCGTCACGGTCATAGAAACCAACCTTGATCTTCCTGTTGTCTTGGAATCCGTCGGCTTCGGTCACTGTGTCCGTGACCTGCCATGTGATGGGATGACCTATTGCGTTTCCTGAAGATAAAATAGAATTTGTCTTTAAAATTTTAACCGTATCTTTGACCACATTACCGGTCTTGTAATCGTAGATTCTTTCCTCCGTGTCATAATGGAATTTGTTCTGTGATTCTGATTCAAAAATGTAGTCCAGTTTTCTGTAGTGCACTGTGTAGGTGTTGCCGTCATTGGTGAATTTGAACCACCAACTGGCGTCTAGATTGGTGCCAGCAGTACTACCAGTGTTTGCTAGACTGAACACAGTGCTGGTGCTTAGGTTGGTAGTTGTTATAACTCTCCATTCTTCGCTGTCCACATCATATCTAAGACCAAAGTCCTCATAGTTTTCTATCCTGTCTATGATATCTGCCTCCAGCACAGTCGAAAAAGCAGTTGTGAAACTCGGGATCACCGCATTCAACACAGCACCGTTGGGTATAATATCATTCAGTGTGATAGGTCCCACTCCTGTGGAAAGATTACCTTGTCCGTTGTTCGAACCATCTCCCACAACGTCTGATATCTTAGCCCAGGCTCTGTCCTCGGCGTTGTCTGTACCTGATGTCACTAGTGTTCCGTTCAAGAACTTTCTAGTGTCTGGTGATGTAAATTTTATCAGAGCACCTTCCTTGGCATATTTGAGATTAGATGTTGCAAAATTTCCCACAGCCAACGCACCGCCCGATGTGAAGTACCCAGTGTTAGTGTTGGTCGTGGTTGTTGTGGAATTCCATGTCGCTGTCAGTGACGTCAGGCTTTTGGCATCGTACTTGTCATAATAGAACTGCCTGGCATACGCTTCTTTTAATTTTGTTTCAACAGAACCATCAAGGACTGATTGTATTTCGCTCCTGTTGTTGAAGGTAAATGTGAATGTTGGTGTGCTCTCTTCCCTGTAGAGAATTCCGTCCTCAGCGAACACTGAAACGTTTGAATATGCCCCTGTTGGATCCAGTATCTCCTTGGCCCTTGAGATTCCCGAAGCGCTTCTGTTCACAGATCTAACCTTGACGATTTCTTGTGATGCCGACAATGGCACAACTTGGTAGTCTTCCGCTGTGATCATCCTGTTCTGAGAGTAGTAAACCTGTGCCGCTTTTTCTCTGATCGAGTCATTTGATTCCGTCGCGGCCGAATTATAAACCGATTGTTTAAGACTCAAGGTAATCGTCAAAGTCTGTTGTGAACCATTAGCGTCTATGTAAGGAACAGATAATGATACCGCCTGCATGTCGGCAGGTTGTATTGCATACTTGGCGTTGTCGCTGATCCTGTAGTATGTTCTAAAGTTGCCCAATGGTAGATTAGAGAAGTTGCCGTCGCCAAACACAAGATCTATCGTGTCGTTGTTTTTTGTGACAACATTGTAAATATTCCTTATATCTTTTGATAAAGAATTATAGATGGCGTTGTTGCCTGTCAGTGCTGGTACCTTGGTCCACTGTTCCGCAATCTGTCCAAACTGATCCAATCTATACAACCATACATCGGTATTGTTAACATTACTGGTATCAAAACTTTTAACATAGTTTGTTATGGCGGTGTCTACAGAAAACTCCTGTCTCTCTATAGTTCCTTGTTTGAAAAGGAAAAAGAATCCTGTGCTGTTGGAACTATCTCCTGCTCCATCCGACCTATATGTGTATGTCAATCCGGTTCCGGGTACTGGAGACGATTCATAGATCGACTCCGAATCTGTTATAGTACTCGACACTATTTCAAATGCCCTTGTTGTTCCACCAATGCTTTTACTGAAAGTGAATATCGGCAAATCCAGTTGATTGGAACTTAAAGTGTATACCTCTGTATCGACTCCACCTATCTTGTTTGCTTCTCTAGGACTGCCGAACAGTTGTCCGGTCTGGTTGGCCGCGTTCAATATAGCAATAAATTGTTCTCTGTAATTGGAGTTGGCGGAATCATTCCAAATTATAGTTTGGTTCGCTAAGTTTGTTCCCGAACTGTCATTGACATTCTGTGTAGTAGATATAGAATCTACTTTTAATAGTCCTGTGGCTGGAAGGTTTCTCTTTGCGTTGTAGTTGATCAGACGTGCAAGCCTTAAAATAGAATTCCTCCTCTCGGCTGTCTCTAGGAAGTTCTCCCTTGCGTTGAGATCAACCCTGAATGACAGGGCCTGTGCTATGTAGGCTATCAGATCTATGAGGGCCACATACTCAGAACTCTCAACGAAATCATTGAAGTCATCTGGATAGTTCTCCTGAAGATACGCCACCATAGTTCTCCTCAGTGTCTCGAAGTCGTAACTTTTGAAGTCTGCCTGTTGGAAAGCCTGGTAGATCTTACGCCAATCCTCGGCTACTAGTAATCTGTTCTGTCTATCTGTTGTGGCCATTGTATATACAACGGTATTTATATGCGAGGAAATGTGCGTATATTAAGATAGACGTAGAAGCGAGTTCTCATCAAAGTTGAACCTCAGTTTCTCAGTGATGTTCAGGGGCACATATGTTATAGTGGCCTGTATAGCCAAGCCCTTATCGGCTTCTGTGACCAGTATCTCCTGTGTGCTGATACGTGGATCCGCGTTAAGGTTTGCTGTGACATCCTCCACTATAGCCTCTTTCAATGCTTCCGTGAAGGGCTCAAACAACGCATCATATATTATAGTTCCAAACTCAGGATTCTCCACACGCTCGCCTTTCCTGACGGAAAGCCTGTTGATGAGGTCCTGTTTGGCAACCTCGAAGTCGTACAGTTTGAAGTTTTGCTTATCCGCACGGCTACTGAAACCCTTGAAGGTCACTTTCCTGTTTGATAGGTCTTGGTTCTTCTCTGCCATTAGTTCAATCTCCTAAATTCCACGTCCACTTTATTATAGTCAACCATGTAGAATCCCGTGTCGGTTATAACACTGGCCCACGGCACCTCTTGTGCCATCACGCCCTGGTATGTGCCCGGCAACTGCTTGTATTTAAACTCGTAGATGTTGATTCCCTGTGCGGATCTGCCGATTAATTTTATGTCTTCCTTCAATCTTTGGTCACTGAATTTAAATCCACTGAAGAAATTCTTGACCACACCACCTATGGCACCTATCTTGCTGGATAGATTCACTCCCACGTTCTGTAGGAAACTCTGTCCCAATCTAGAGGCGTCCCTGGCGTTGAACAGTCCCGCCTTGCTGGCCAGGCTCTTGACCTGGTTCATGCCCACTATCTTGCCACCTACAACACTTGAGTACGTCTGAGTTATACTGCTTAGGTTAGATATGCTTGGCACTATGTTGCCCGCTGAAAGATTCTTTGTGAGACCTTGAACAGAGTTCAAGGCGTTATTGGCCAAATCAATGTTGCCAGAAATTCCAGACAGTGTGTTATTACCCAGTGTGAACAGTTCACCTGCTTGATTGACGAAAACGTTGTCCTTGAACAGTTCCGTGCTCTTGCCCGTGAACGACTCCACCACCTGTGACGTTAGATTTGATGTCAGATTCTTAACATCTGTGTTGAATTCGAATCCTTTGATCTTCTCTGATATACTGTCCTTGATGTCGAAAGGTAGATTTATTTTATTTGTTATTCCGTAGATGTCATTGTACTTAGATCCGAAGTCGGTGAGTAGTTGTTTGGCTTTGACTGCATTGGTGCTCGATCCCATCTTCTGTTTCACGTACTCCAGTGCGTCCGCTTGGTATTGCGCATCTCTAATCGCGCTGTTCTCACTCAGCCTGTTCTGCTGGTTGACGAATTCGGCCGTACCTGGTGTGTTGGCCAACTGGCTCCATCTCTTCTTGTCATCACTGTCCACCGGTATGATTCCATCATTACCGATCACGCTGGCCCTGAACATGGGTTCGTGTGTGACGAATCTGTGTACTGTGGTCTTGGTCTTCCTTGTGAACTGTTCTAGAGGTTTGATGCCTTTCTGTGTGAGCTCCACATCTCCCTCGTCCCTCAACTGCATTCCTGCTTTTTCTGGTGTGAGCCAATTTGGCCCCCACGTTGGGCTCGCGCTGGTCGAGTTGAAGTGAACCTGCGATCCCGCTAGGTGTATCTGTCCGGAAGCGCCATGTAACTGTGTGCCACCGGTGAATGATGATATTCCGTCCCTAGCATAGTCTCTTACAGATCCCGCCTGCGAACTATTAAGTATGCCCTTCTCTCCGAGGTTCAACAGTAGGTCAGCAGAGTGTATCATCTCCTTGGCCGAACTGAATCTTACCTGTCCGTTGGCATGCATGTTGATGTTGCTGTCTGAGTGCAGGTTGAAGTCTCCCTCTGTCCTCATATTGATACCACCCACTCCGGAGTATAGATCTATCCTACCGTTGCTCTGCATCTCTATCCAGGCGTTTCCCGAACCGTTTGCTATGTACACAACACCCTCGGTGTCGTGCATCAAAAGTTGATGTCCCGAAGCAGTTCTTAACCTTGTCAGTTGGTTCGTACCGTTAACGGCACCGTCGTCCATAACAAACGTGTGACCTGTGGTCCTTGTCACGTAGTCGGTGGCTTCTGAATCTTTTGAACCCACTTTCTTCTTTGGTGTGCCGGTATCTTTCCTACCCGGTGTGCTTATACCAAACACCTGACTGGGTGTCTCTCTCCTGGCCGACGACGTCGTTGTTCCCCTAATTGGATCAGCTATCAAGCCCTGTTTCAACAACACATCCGCGAAAGGATGTATAGGTTTTGGGGTTGACTCATAATTACCATTGGCGAGAGCACCAGGTGTGTTCCTGTTAAGTTCACCGGCTGGTACTGTTTTTGTTCCGTAATTTTTTTGCTTGTCGATTAAATCTTGTTGTGCGCCCGGGGGGCCTTCCTGTTCCCCGGTCACTTTGTCCCAAGTGTTGGCACTGGCCGCTATTCCCGGTGTCATGTGGTTGGTGTAGGGATCCTGAACACAACCTATCCAATAGGCCTGGTCCATCTTGCCCTCGGCAAATATGACGAGAACCTTGGTGTCTAGGTCAGGTGGCACCGCCCAGAAACCATACGAATGTTGACTGTCCTCGAACTCCCTGGAAACACCGTTGGTGTACTGTGCGCCCTTGGCACCATAGAAAGGTGATAGGTAGTCACAGGTTATCAACTGCTTCTCTGTGGGGTTCTCTGTCTTTACTAGGCTTGGTATGAAAACCTTGAGCCTTCCCATCCTGGCTGGGTCCTTGTTGCCCTTGACTATGCCAAGGTAGGGTCCGGAGTTAGTGACCGACCATTCCTGGTTCCAGTTACTGCCCGACGGTTTGGGTGTCGAAGCGTGTCCTTTCAAATAATCTCTCTGTGCCATTAACTAAAAAATCCTTTTATTTTAGAAATCAAGTCAGTGAACTTTCTTCCTATGTTACTTACATCCTTGTACACACCCTGCAGTTCGGTAACGAGTTTCTGTGCCTCACTGAAGGTTTTTACTTCAGATGTAGTGCCGTCTTTTGATAACACAACAGATGTGGGCACAGGGTTAGATATAGTCACTCCTTGATTGTTAAATCTTGTTATCTGTAATACGTTGGTGTATTTGCCGTCCGAGAAATTGTGTTCCACTCCGATCACCCTGTACAGTCCGCTGAACTCGGCCGACTGATCACTCTGGAGGTCATACACCCCTGTCCTGTCATTGAGATCTGTGGGCATCCTGAAATTCAGGAGCACGATGGGTTCCGCCACGTCGGGATTGTAGCAACGGAACTCATCGTTCCATATCCTGTTCCTGGCACTCTGCCAGTAGTCCATGTCTGTGTCCCTGTGTATGCGTTTGGTACCAAATAATTCAGGACTCACTGGTATGAACTGGCTCTGTCCCAGCCATGCGGGATCGCCCAGTATCTCCATCCTGATGTTGACCATGTCCGCCAACGGGTGTGTCAACGTGTCAAGGAACGCGTCCAGTTCTGTGGGCGTGCCTCCGGTCTTGCCCGTGCCCGGGCTGGAGAATATGGTGGACTCGGTCTTCAGTAGTAGATTGCCATCTCCGAAATGTTCTTGTGCCGTCGTCCCTCCCGTGGGCTGACCCCTGACATTCTCCACCGTGTTCTTCCTGGTGTTGGTGGCCTGCACGTCCTTGAGTGCGCCTTGGTAATAAGCCACCCTGTAGTTGATGTTTAGGTCCAACACATCCACGTTGTCGCCCGTGAATATGTAGTTGTAGGTCTTGAACACGAAGTTCTTGAAGTTCTTTCCTGTGCTCACCCCTGGTATGGACAACGAGTAGGCGTGTATCTTGTAGGGCTCTATGGTGAACTTGATTATCTTGGGATTGGTCGCACGTTTCAAATCAAAATTGCTGTCGTCGGGTATCACACTGGATTTTATCCTGAAGTATTTGAAATAGAATTCCTCGGCTTGTTCCAGCACCGCCTGTGCGCCACCCTTGAACTGTGCCAGGCCCAACTCCCTGGATGCTTTCTGTCGGAACTCTTTGTATTTCTTTTCAGTGAAATCCGGATGTCCCTTCATTATCTCCTCGAGTACCTTGATGATGTTGTTTCCTGTGTTGACCTTCATGAATTCCACCGGAACGTCTCCTGTGTCCACCACACCAACCACCTCGGTCTGTTGCTTGTACATTCCTGTCTGATCTATGCTACTGACATCGAATGTCTTCTCAGGATTGAGATCCTCGTGTATGGAAATCTGATACTTGTCTGGTATACCGATCTTGCCCGCCGCTCGATCATCCTCCGCCCCTTGGTTCATGAGGTCCTCCAGCGCTTTGACAACATCCGCGACGGTCTTGCCCTGTGGGTAGAGACTGCCCGACGTCTTCAACTCCGTGTAGGTGTTGACGAACCCGAACTCGTTGTAGGGTATGGCCTTGACCGTGTAAACGGTGCCCGCTTGATTTACATCCATCTGCATGTCTATGATCTTGATCGGTATCACACGCTTGGTGGCATCCTTGCCAAATTGATTTATCACGCGCGACTGCTCGTCAAAACCTCGGAACTCCACCGTTAACAGATAGGGTGCGTCTAAGTGATCTAGATAATTGTTGTTGATGGCCGCCCCACGAATCCTCTCCAGGAGCGTAATGCCATAGGGCTCAACTATCTCCATGGTTATGTCAGTGACCGAAGTTAACCTGCGTTTCTCGTTCAATCCCGGTAGGGAGTTCATAATCACACTCTTGATGTATAAGTCTCTGTTCTGGCTGAGTACATTCCTGCTCTTGTCTACGGCGCCTTTTAATCGTTCGTTCTCGTTTATAATCTTTTTGTTATCAACATTAATATCAGCTCTGTCTTGGTTCTCGTTAGCACCTATGCCCGAGCTCCTGGCTATTATGTCGTGTGGTCTGGACTTCAACAGCGTGGCGGTGTTCTCGAGATCCTTCTTGCCCAGACCACTCAGTGTGAATAGTGTGTTGTAGGACGCGAACTCGAACAGCATGTTGGGATCCGATATGTTGGTCACATAGGTCTCGTTAGTTTTGTTTATGGTAGATTTGTTGGGTGCTACATCGTCCGCTGTCGCGTACTGCGGCTGTTGTGCAGATGTCTTGTTAAAATGATCTGGCATGATCTAAATCCCTAGATCTTTGAGCAGATTGTCTTTCTTGGGCAACTGAACCGTCACTCCTGGTTTGAAGTCATAGATCGGATCCTCTATCTGGTCTGGATTCCTCTGAGCGAACACCCACCAAAGCCTCGGTGATCCATATAAGTCATAGGCCAACAGATCTGGTCTGTAAGCGTAGGTTCTCTCAATGGTGTAAGATTGATCATCCTGCTCTGCTGTTATGGTCCTAGGATTCATTATGTCTAGATAGTTCGATATTTCACGTGTCTCGAAGTACGGCGAAGTGTTTGAATATTTGGCCATTAGATAAATCCTACCTCGCTACTGCCTTTGCCATTCAACTCACCCCTGACGAATTTCTTCATCGAGAAGTTTTTGATCGAATCTCTGCTGTATATTGGTGTGATCAAAACAGATATGTTAGAAAGTGTTGGAGCCCACGACTGTGAATCACCCTCGGCGTTCATAAAGAATCCTGCGTCCGCACCTGACAACTGTTTGTAAGGTGTATTAGTCTGTTTAGTCGAAATATAGTCTATGCCCGGTCTCAATTCAACGTTAAAAGAGTTGATCACCACCGGTATCTTGTTGAACATGTGATCACCATAACCATAAAGGTGCATGATAGGTGGTGGGTTACCTTTCAACCCATCACCGTCGTCGTTGCCGAAAAACATTTTAGTCGCCGTCCTTAGAAAATTAACGGTGGCCACCCAATGTTTTGCGTCTTCACTGTTCTGCACAGGAAACTCTCCTATGATGTTCATCTGATCCACTTGTGAATTTTGGTAAGCATAGTGTGGGTAATTGCTGTGGACCTGATCCATGGTGTTGTAGTTCGCAGAATGTTGTATCACGACTGCCGGTGTCAATGGCCAGAAAATACCACGCGATTCAGCCAGTGGTGTCATCAGGGGATTGTTGTCAAAATCAAAGAACTTCTGTAATGGTGATGCTTCCGGCACTTGTAGCCTAACGCGCCAGTCGGTCTTGTCGTTCCTGCCCGACCACTTAGCCCTGGCCTGCACCAGTCTGGAATCTGTAGAAATACCAGCACCCGTGAGCCTGCTCAGGGTCTTGTTGAAGAAACTACCTGCTACGTTCTTTATTATTCCACCTAGTGTCGCCATGTATTATAGGTTGCTTTCCTTTGTAAAATTTCGTATACTTTAACTATATTTATAGGCACAATTTTAGGCGCACTTAATTACTCTAGCGGCACGATTCTAACCGACCTGTTTGTGGTCACTTTGCAGTACATTTTAATATAAAGCGAAAGAATTTATGAAAAGAGTCAAGTACCTAAACAACCGAGATCTACTGGCACAGATACACGCCAGCAAGAACACCTATTGCTCGTATGTCACGCCCGAAGATGCGCAGTACGATATCATCGTGCCCAATCTGAAGAAGATCAACACCAGGAGCATAGCAGAGGCCAAGAAGATCAAAGCCAAGCGCCTCACACAGGAGGCCTGGGAGCAGGCCAAGGCGGCGGGCATGAAAAAAATCAAACTGGCGGACTACACTGTGTCACCCCGGAAGATCGACAAGACGGAACTGGTGTTCCGTGTGATGATGTTCGATCACGTGCCCATGGACGACACACGTAAGAAGAACCCTAAGCAGACAGCAGACCATCACAGCAAGGTCAACTTCCCACCATTCCAACACTACAGACTGGACAAGAAGGGCAAACTTGTATGTGTTGGAAAATCACACTGGGTGGGCGGAATGAGTAATGGTCACTTCTCCGCGGACCATGGTAAGATGACCAACCAACTGGCCTTGATGTACATGAAACTGTGTGAGAGGTATGGCACCCGAGCTAACTGGAGGGGCTACACATACAACGACGAGATGCAGTCACAGGCACTGATGCAGTTAAGTCAGATCGGATTACAATTTGATGAGTCAAAATCAGACAACCCTTTCGCATACTACACTGCGGCTATAACGAACAGTTTCACACGTATATTGAACATAGAAAAGAAGAACCAGGCCATCAGAGACGACCTGTTGGAGTTCAATGGCATGATGCCGAGCTTCACCAGACAGAACGAGAACGAGACCACAGGTCCTTCGTACAAGAAAAAAATGAAGACCGCACACGGCGAGGTTCTACAAGTGAACAAAACAGGGATCGCTAAACTGAACAAGGTCCTAAAGAAAAAAGGTAAACTGGAATCGTCAGATTTTGAAACTGTGAATTCCAGGAAAGTAGACATGACCAACCACAAACCCGTAGTGAAGAAGAAATGGTAACCCATGGCATTCTTTAAAAAGGTAGCCTGCTTCACTGACATACACTTTGGTCTCAAGGGCAACAGTCGTGTACACAACGACGACTGCGAATCGTTCGTGATATGGTTCATAGAACAGGCAAAGTTGCATGGTTGTGAGACCTGCATATTCCTAGGTGACTGGCACCACCACAGGTCCGCCACCAACGTTTCAACTATGAACTACACTGTGTCCAACATAGAGAGGTTGGGCAAAGCATTTGAGAAAGTCTATGTCATAATGGGCAACCATGATCTATACTATAGGGACAAAAGAGAAATCAACTCCATGGAGTACATCAGGAACATACCCAACATACACATCGTCAACGAGTGGTTGGTGGAGGATGATATCGCGATCATACCATGGGTGGTCGAGGACGAATGGAAACGGATCGAGAAGATGACACAGAAATATGTTTTTGGACACTTCGAACTGCCCTACTTCAAGATGAACGCCATGGTGGAGATGCCAGACACAGGCACGATACAGGCAGATCATTTCGCGGGCTGTGGCCGGGTGTTCTCAGGACACTTTCACAAGCGACAGTACATGAAAAACATCACTTACATGGGCAACGCCTTCCCACACAACTACGCAGATGCGGGAGACGACGAGCGTGGCATGATGGTGTTGGAGTACGGTGGCGAGCCCAAGTTCATCAATTGGCCTGACATGCCTAGGTACAGGACCATAAAGATAAGCGACCTTTTAGCGGATCCTGACAAGCACCTGAAACCAAAGATGTATGTAAGGGTCACATTAGATATCAAAATAAGTTATGAAGAGGCCAACTTCATAAGGGAGACCTTCATAGACAAATACCAGTTAAGAGAACTACAACTGATACCAGAACAGATCGATGCCGCACAGCAACCACAGGTAGAGATACAGAAGTTTGACAGTGTGGACCAGATTGTTATAAAACAACTACAAGGAGTGGATTCGGAGGTGTATGACAAGAACATACTCACCGCGATCTACAATGATCTAGATGTCGAGAATCAGTAAGCGTAAATTGATAAAAGCACTAAAGGGAAACCTAGAGATGCCCGTGAACAGGAAAACACTTTTGGATCAACTGGCCAAACCTGTGACCCAGGAGGAATGGCTGAGAGGATACAGAGAATGGAGAAGGAAACAACTTGCTGACGATTAAGGAAATAACGGTCAAGAACTTTATGAGCGTGGGCAACCAGGCACAGGCTATCGACTTCTCTAACAAGAGTTTAGTGTTAGTGATAGGCGAGAACATGGATCTGGGCGGCGATGACGCAGGAGCAAGGAATGGAACAGGCAAGACGACTATTATAAACGCTCTAAGTTATGTATTTTACGGAGAGGCACTCACAAACATCAGGAGGGACAATCTGGTAAACAAGACCAACGAAAAGGGAATGTTGGTCAGCGTAAAATTTATAAAGAACGGTGTGACCTACACTATAGAGCGTGGTCGTAAACCACAGATATTTAGATTTTACGCCAACGACATTGAACAAAAAACAGATTCCAACGAAGCACAGGGCGAGAACAGGGAAACACAGATAGAAATTAATAAACTACTAGGCATGACCCACGCTATGTTCAAGAACATAGTGGCGCTGAACACCTACACACAACCTTTCCTTAGCACCAAGCAGGCGGAACAGAGAGAGATCATAGAACAGTTATTGGGTATCACTTTGCTGTCGCAGAAGGCGGACCTATTGCGTGAGAAACAGAAGGCCACCAAGCAGTTGCTGACAGAAGAGAAGATGAGATTGGATGCCAAAGTGGCGTCCAACGAGAAGATACAGGAGTCCATAGAGAGTCTGAAGATCAGATCGTCCGCATGGACAAAACAGAAGGCACAAGACATCGAGAGTTTTAAAGAGGCAATTTCAGAACTGGAGAAAGTGGACAGCGAGATCGAGATTGAGAAGCACAAGAAATTACAGAAACACAACGAGATGCAGACGGCATTGCGTGGACTGATGAAAGAGAAGGCGTACCATGAGGACTCATTAACCAAGGCAGAATCAATCGTGGAGAAGACCGAGAAGGACTTGGAGTTCGCGGAAGCGGCCAAGTGTCCCACTTGCGAACAGGCACTGCATGACGACAAGCACGAACATCTCGTTGGCAAACTTAAATCCAACCTGACAGAGAACCGTGAATACGCAGACAAACTGCGAAGTGATCTTGCAAAAATACAACAGGCCATAGATGACATAGGTGATCTAGGACAGGTTCCGGACACCTACTACGACACCATAGACGAGGCCTATAACCACAAGGGCACACTACAGGACCTGAAAAGACAACTGGAACAGACAGAGAAGAAAGAGGATACCTACGCGGAACAGATCGCAGAATTAGAGAGCAAGGCTATACAGGAAGTGGACTACGAGAAGGCCAACGAACTGGAAGACCTGCACAGACACCAAGACTTCTTGTACAAACTACTGACTGCTAAGGACTCGTTCATCAGGACCAGGATCATAGAACAGAACTTGACATATCTGAACCAGAGGTTGGCGTTCTTCCTGGGCAAGGTCAAACTGCCACACACTGTGACATTCCAATCAGATTTAACTGTGCGTATCGAGGAACTGGGCAGGGAACTGGACTTTGACAACTTGAGTAGAGGTGAGAGAAACAGATTGATACTGTCATTGAGTTGGGCGTTCAGAGATGTGTGGGAAAGCCTTTATCAACAGATCAACTTGCTGTTCATTGACGAGTTAGTGGATGCAGGCATGGACATATCAGGTGTGGAGAGTTCCATGGCGGTGCTGAAGGACATGGCAAGGACACAGCAGAAGAACATATTCCTTATATCCCACAAGGACGAATTGGTCAGCAGGGTAAACTCCGTGCTAAAAGTGGTAAAAGAGAATGGCTTTACCAATTATGCCAACGATGTTGACATCATAGTGTAATTTTTCCTATTGACAAAACCACATCATACGTGCTTTAATTAAGACGACGTTAATTAATGTTATCGTACGACAACAAGAAAGGACGTAAATTATGTCAAATGAAACACATGAACAGATCATGACAGAGATACAGACTTACTCAGAAGAGAATGGTAAGTTCGTAGACAAGGGTGTAAAAGCATCGGCGACAAGGGCCAGAAAGGCACTTGCCAACCTTGCTAAATTGATCAAAGCAAGAAGAAAAGAGATTCAAGAAGTCAAGAACGCCGCAAAAGAGTCAGCGTAATCGATCATTGGATTTTGCAAAACCATTAGACCCCCGGCTAGAGATAGTTGGGGGTTTTTTACGACTTGAGGATTCCTTTACCGTGAACACGCACACGGATGTGTCCGTTGTAGTAGTCATTTGATTCTAGAACTTTGCGTGCGAACTGTTCTCGTGCTTCTATATAAGAAAGTTCTGCTTTGGAATAACAGTAGAATAGTATCTCTCTAATGAATTTTTCCTTACCAAGTTTTAATACATCTGCTGAAAGTTCGTCACTACTTCCGTAGTAGTCCTGCCAATCCGAGTCCACCTTGTACCTACGCTTGTTCTTCCTGCCTTTAAGCGGTGGTCTCGATCTCTTGAATCTGGCCAACTTCTTGCCGATGTACATCCTGCCGTTGGTGGTGTTGGTTATCTGATACACGAATCCCACCACGTCCTCAGGTAGGCTGGTAATTTCATTTCCTTGGTACTGCCAATTCATTGTGGTATTTAAAGCCAAAAATATTGACCATCAAAGAAAACTCGTATAAACAAGTGCGATAGGCAAACTACAACTTCTCAAAAAAATCTCATAGGCAAACATAGCATCGCAACCAGTGAGCAAGGAAATGCGGCTAACAAGCGACAGGTGAATCCTTTGATGCAAACGGCAAAAAATGATGGGGCTCTTAGAAAAAGATAATCCCCAGGTCCGCCAGGAACTATCATACAAGGGTTTGGTGGGCTCGCGTTGTAATGAATGAGCTAACGGGTACAGCACAACCGCCCGACTACGGTAGCGATGTATGGTGACTGCGAACTCACCACAGGGTTCAAGTCGGTTCGGCTAGAAATAGCCGAATTGTGACTGCTCATCTACCACAGGCGACGCATAAATGCGTCATTTAGTTTTACAACTGCGTAAGTTAAAAAAAGAAACGAGCGTAGCGAAGTTTCAGATGGCGTAAGCCGTCTCTGACAGGTCATTAAGTACACTACAATGGAACTACTCTGGGATCACACACTGGGCAAACAGGAACACACCGACGTGGTGCTGTGCCGACCCATGGCCATAGTGGACTCCGATGAGGAACACGAGGCCCTGGATCGCGGATGGTTGGCGCTGGACCACCCCGTGATGAATCGGGAGGTGTGGTACCAGTCACGTAGCACCAGGATAAACCTGGACCTGTACAGACCCCGATACAAGCAACACCAATGGGACGGCCGGGACATCGGCATCAAAATCATCGACGCGAGCGAGATGGTGAGGTTGTTGGGACTGCCCACCATATACGACAACTACATGAAGAGGAAGGGCTTCTCGCAGGACTACACGCCGTTCGCGCACTACCATGACAGGGACCAGTTCATGCTGTTCTACGTGGGCACCGCGGACAACATCATAGGATTCACCAAGCAGAAGCGCTACAAGTACGAGATGGACCACTATAGCACCATCGACACCTACGACAGCCGGGACCTGGCGGGACTGGAATCGGTCATACACGCCAACACCGTGGCCATATCAGACATCACCTTGGACATGGAGATATCGTGGGCCAGCGACAACTACGTCAGTTACTTCTACATGGGGTCGGGCTACGAGCGGAGCAGTATATACAAGTCCAACTTCCGGGGTTTCGAATGGTGGACGGGGACGAAATGGAGCACGGACAAGAAGCAGTATCGCAGGCTGTGTGAGCGTGACTCTAGGATCGACTCTTTTTCCGATCTCGGAAACCTTTCACTGATTCCAGATAAGTCTTAGACCAGTTCTGATAGTAGGGGCCGGACTCCAGCATCTTGGAATACCTATTCAGTTTAGATAATCGCTGTGCCAGGAACAGGGTGTAATGGCCGTTGTTCAATTTCACACCCTTTACCGATTCCTCTATGTCGGGATGATCCTCTAATATCACTATGTCACGCGGCATGAACCGTTCGTTCAACACCTCCGCCATGCTGACGGTCGCCCGGGCGGTGAACTGCCGAGGATCCGCTATCACGCACAGCACGTCCTTCTCATCGAAGTCGGTGTTCCAGATCAGTTGGTATATGGTGCGCCAGTCCGCCGTGGCATTCAGTTCCACGAACTCCACCCGACCGTCCACTATGGCCTTCTGGGCGTAGGGGCACGGGGGTAGGTCACCGAATATGGGATTGGGTTTCGTTACGAAATCACTGATCCACTTCTGGATCGTTTCCGTGGGTGTCTGTTTGTTGTTCTTGTTGTGTTGAGTCATCATGTATGCTTTTGATCCTGTCCAGTGCCTCCTGTAGCAGTCGATCCTTTGTGTCAAGTTTGGCCTCCAGGTTCGCTATGGTCCGGTTGAGCTCGCCTATCTTGTGTCCGCAACTTTGAACATCGTCGTTGCTGTGTTCCAGTTTGATCATCAGTTGCTTGATCCGGCTCTCTTTGGTCTTGGCGTTGGCCAGTGCGTCATCCCTATCCTTGGTGATGTCAGCGATTGTGGCCTTGAGTTCTTTGACTAGATCGTTAGTCGACATAATGTCCTGTAATTATCTGCTTTTTTCTGCACCATAATAGTATACTATATTTTAGAAGAAAGGTTGACCGGTCTTTTTGGTGGTGTCCAGGTTCTCTTTTACCAATTGACCCGCTAT